CCGTTTTGACCATTTTCAAGCTGATACTCAATCATATCCATTTTATCAACATCTTGTTCTGTTAAAGACCATTCAATTTGAATATAATTAGAGTTTGCGTTTACTAATGTGTCGATATAGCTAGTAGAACCTTCTGTAAAGTTCCAACCTGAAATTTCTTCAACAGGAGTCGTTGATGAAGTTCCGTAGTAAACATAGATAACATTTTCACCAAAGTTATTTACACCTGGCTCTATTTTAATATTATTTCCGTCTGTACCTTTTGTTTTTGCTTTCACAGTTGCAACATTTATAACTACAGAGGATGCAGTTGCATCATCATATGTAACAAAATCATTGCCAAGTAAAGTCGCAAGCTCAGAATTACCAACGGCACTAAAAGTTAAAGAAGCTGTGTCTCGCGAAGCTCCAACAATATAAAGTTTATCAGCAACAGCACTAAACTTATAATGTGTATCGTCTGTATATCTTTGACCCTCTAACTGAGACGCTAAACGAGAAGCAACTTGTGCTCCAGTGATTCCTGATGTAACAGCGTCAATAGTGTATGTAAAGAAATCTTTATCATTTTCTTGAAATACCAATGTACTAGCTCCTGCGAGGTCGCTAAAATCAGCCGATGTTAAACTATCACTTTCAAGAACGGGAGCTTGAGTATAGATAACTGTTTGTTGTGCATACCATGCTCTTTCAATTTCATAGTCTTCAACACCAATAGTATCCGCCCAACCCATATAATTATATACACTGGAGGCTATCTCCATTAGATTTGCTTTTCTAACTGTATCAGAAAATTGAAGATCGATGTACTTAGTGTCTGTTACTATGGCTTCAACGTAGCTAGAAATAGAAGCAGTAGTGAATTTACTATTAAGGTCAGCAGCAACAGCATCTGCGGTTAGGTCAGTACCGGCTGTTAAAACAATCTCTGTACCAGCTAAGCCTCCATTAATAGAAATTTTTAATTTCTTTCCATTAGTAGTAGAGTTAAGGGTAAACTTCTGCTTAGTAACTGTCCCTCGATAAATTATATCTTGGTCATACGCAGTTCTTACAACTAATAAATCACTTGAATGATTTAAAAAATTAAGAGCGGCTTGAGCCAGGAAAGCATTATCTAAAACACTACCGAACTTTGTTCTAAAATCATCAGTGCTACTTACAACAGTTGGGACTCCGATTGGTCCTTTGTTTGCTTCACCGACTAACAAAAGAGATGTCTTTGCTGGGGGGATTACGAATCCCGACAAATCTTTTTCAAATACGTTTACGTAAGGGGAAATTCTTCTTACAGGCATTAGTTACTCCTTAAACACTTTTCATCTTTATAAATTCTTTTTTCAGAAGATCTTGAATTATGGAATCTACTAATACATCACTATTAAATACCATTTTCGAACGAGCTTTTACGCTCACTTGTCGTCCTTCCGAAATTAAAACAGATAGAGGATGATAAAGAAGATTTTTAATTTCTACTTTTTTTGTCTTTGTCATTCAGGTTCTCCTAAAAACTTACATTTCTTTTTATATAACTAAGAGTATGTTCCAAATAAACATCATCTTGTATATTATCTTTAATTACAGATTTTTTTTTTTCTAAATCTTCTACAATAGATACGAAAGTCTCAACAACTTCGATCTTCTTTGCAACATACCCTCTATCTAACCTAGGGAGTCTGGCATCCATTTCTACTACCATATTTAGCTTAATTTCTCTCTCATTTTTATCCCCTTCTCCCTCGGATACCTCTTCACAGCTTTTAAGCATACAGCAGCAATAATAAGGCATATCATTTATTTTCTTCCATTCTGGCTGGTCTACCATTAGATACATTTGAGGGGTGAAGGAGTTCTCTATCTGATATTTGATTGTATCAGATTCTTTTAAGTACTTAAACCAAAAGTTTACTTCATATGTTAAGTTATAAAACCCAGGTTTAGCATTTATGTAGTTTCCGCCCACAGAGTACAAAATATCAGGTATTTGGTTGTGTTCTTTTTGTACTTCCCAACTTTTAAGATTAAAAGAACATATAGGTCTTACGATACTATAATTCTTTCTCTCTCTTACTATTTTCGTCCAAACTCTCTCTGATTTACCATAGTGAACGCTTACCGATTCTCCTGGCACAGTTAATCGCTGTAGCCAGTCTCTTAAAAGTAAGGAATAAGGCTTAAAGAAGTTCGTATGTTGAACTGTTTCTGGGTCAAAAGATTTAGAAAGGTCAATTAGGGACATATATTACAACTCTTTGAGATTATTAACTTTAATATACTGCCCGCATAGAGGATGATTTAAAAACTCTTCTTGAATCATATAACTCCCCCAGGAATTTTTATAGTATCTCTATTATCTTTATTTTTTTATTTTTTTTTATCTTTTACTTGACAATAAGTATGTATCATGGTATACTAATATAAGTAAAGAAGGAGTTATCTATGTTATACATTTGTAAATCTATAAATTTAAAGGTGGGAAGAACATGAATTATAAATTTTATAAGAATGAAATAGGTTGGTTCATTGACCTCCCTAATTGGAAAGAGAACATAGCAGACCTACAATTAGTAGCAAACGCTGATGTATTTTTTGAAGAACTAGCAGCCGGGAATAATGAGGTATTTGCAACATTAACAGACGAAGAGGTTAAGGATGCATATGTATTCTCATTAAACAGAGTAAATAATGGTAAGAAAAAAGAGGCGTATTATGGGGGTGCTTTTTATGACGCCGAGATAAATGGTAGGAAATTGGAGATTTGGCTATGTGATGTCACAAAGTTTATTTTTACAGATTTTCCAAATAAAATATATATTAAAAAACTTAGTTAGAGGGTTCGAAACTATAGCACTTATCATCGCCCTTCATTTCGACTGATTTTAATGTGTAGTTATATCTTTTCTCAATAATAGCCACAAAAGAATTATATAAACTGATTCTACTCTTTTCTTTGGCAGAGAAGAAAAATTTACTTGGTTTTTTATCTGCAAGAAATCTTTCCATAATATCAAAAAAGACACTGAACACTGACCCGGGCTTTTCAGTATCTTTTGTAATACCAAAAGTGGGCTTTCCATTTTTGACTCGCTCTAGTAAAAACTCATACTCATCTTCTTTAATTTTTACTTTTTGAAATACTGCAAAGTAATCTTTGCCGTCAAATGAAAAAGGTACTTTATATCCAGTGCCCATTTCATCTAGATGGTCATCCCAAGAGAAGTCTTCCCAAAACTCTTTTGGAAGCCCCGTATTTAAAGATTCTAAAATACTTGCTATCTCTATTAGATTTTCAAAATATGTCATCTTAGTATACTTTTGGTTTTGGTTTACTTGGTGTCGGAGGAGGTGTGACAGGTGCAGTCGGAACTGTTGTTGCCCCTGAATCAATAGTAATATTAACTGGGGCAGTGGGTTGCGCAAAATGGTCAATAGTATCGAAGGCTTTATCCAAAGTCTCTTCTCTGTACCCATAAAGGTCTGTCTTCTTTGCTTCTACTTGCCACATTAAGTACTGACCAAGGAAATTTCCATTCCCAAGAGCATTTACAACTTCATAGTGTTTCCATCCGTATAAAGATGTATATATTTTCAGAACATCACCTATGTGAACCGCAGACCCGCCAAGATTATCGGATAATGTGCTAATATTAAAATTAACTTTAACTTCCTCGTTTTCGGTCATACCAAAGTTACCTAGTTCCTGAGCCCAAGTTGGTATTTCAAAAGCACCATATACACGGTATTCTCCGGGTCTTAGCACTTTTTCTCCTTCCTCATAAAGCTGATCAACTTTACCGGTACTCTCAAGGTATTCTCTCTCTGAGAAACTTTTTAATTCGATATTGTGAAGAGTTATATTTCTTTTGACAGTTCGAACGTACATGAGCGGGGAACTTATTTTTATAAGTTCCGCGTTCATTGAGTTCATATAGGTCGTGTCATATCCGACAGTACCGTTTTGCCAGGGATTAAGTGTAACTGAGCTACTAGAATTGCAAGCCATTTAGGCCTCTCTTTTTACATCTGAGGTGAAGTTGGTGAAGACATATCCGTTGCTTGGTCTAAAATGTCTGCATTGGAGTTTGCATCGGGCTCTCCAGTGTCACCCATCGGAGCCTCGGCTGCGCCTTCTTCTCCACCTATACCTAAATCTACACCAGACTCCTCAGAGGCTTTTTCTTCACTCGGGACTCCAGCCAATTCATTTTCAGTTTGAGCTTCATATGCTGCAACGTCATCATTGCTATTTTTAAGAGGTGTTAAATTGTCTTCTAAGTATTTCATTATAGATTGATATAATTTAGCATGGAATACTTCTTGTCCGGGTAGGTTTGTAATTCTAATTTCATAAAGACCATTATCTAGAGATTTTAATTCTGTTTTACCAAGAACAATCTTCATATCTTTTGCTTCAGTTAAAACCGGCTTTTTATTTTTTTTATTATTCGATGTGAATACATTGTAATCGATATCTTTAAATTCGCTATCGTTTGGTTTCTTAATAGAAACGGATGGGTCAAATAAATAATTAATAGATTTATCTTCTGTTATTGTCTTCTCTTTTCCATACTGACAATCAACTTCCATTTGGTCTACCGCTCCGGCGATATAAGCCAAATGATTCATCTGAGAGTTTTTCGGTAAAGCAGTATCTTTTGAAGGTCCAACTTGTCTCATCACTTGTTCTTGAAGAATTCTACGTTTAACGTCTAACTCGGGAACTTCATTCCAAAACATGTTTTCTCTTTTCTTCTCTTTTTCTTTAATATTGTTATTAAATAAAGATTTATACTGAGACTCATTTAGCCCTAATTTTTTACTGGTGTAATACAAGGAATCTTCATCTTCTTTTAAAATTTCTTTATATTTACCTTGCTTTACATCTATTCTATCCAAAGAAAAAATAAAAGAACTAGAAGTTGACCAGCAATAAATAGTTCTTCCTTCTTTATTTTTAAAAGAAAAGTTTGGTTGTTTCATATATTACACCCTATGCTTGTAACACTTGTGTTACAAAAAAATTAATTAGCAGCTTTTCCTGCTTTCTCGCCCTTATAAGTATAAGAGGATTTTGGGATACCATTTTCAGACCCAACTTTATCCCCTTTATAATTAGAGGTATCATTTGGAAGTTTTCCACCTTTACCAGCCGATCCATCACCTTTGTCTGGTGCATATGGGTAGGTTCCAGTAGGAAGGTCCTTGCAAGTCTTAAAAACAGTAGTGTCGAACGATTTCGTTGCTTCTTTCATTTATTTCTCCTAATAATAGTACAGTATTAATTATCTTTAATTTGTTTTATTTTTTTTTATTTTTCTTCTGAAAAATCCAAGTACTCATCTAGTAAATTAAGTCCAAGTTTCAAGTCACGATTAAACTTAATATTTTCATTTACAAATATAGGTTCTCCATCTTCTTCGAAAATAAGACCCCATTCTTTATCAATATTATTGTATCCAACAGTCAGGGTACATTTTTTGCAGTTTGCAGTTCCATCTGATCGTAAAGCAAAAGACGTACTGTTACAATATGGGCATATTAAACTACTAGATAATTTCATAATTTATCCTATTATAATATCTACAGGTTTTGCTCTCATTCTTAATTCTTTTAAAAGTTCCGTCTGTTCAGAAGTGGACTGAGAGTTCAGTTCTGATGCATTAAAGTTAATTACGCCACCAGGACCCATAATACCGCTACTAAACTTACCTCTGGCTTGACCTAACATACCCTTTACAATGGCAAGAGAATATCTTCTTATCCACTCATTTTGGTCTACATACCCGTCCGAAGGTGGGCATCTGTATAAAACTGCGACTTTACCAACTTTAGATGGAGCAGGAAACAACCATAGTTTATCATCTATAACTTTATAGCTTCCCTCTGTTCCCAAGTTACGCTTCATGTCCTCTATATATCCTTTAAAAAGATAATAGTCACTCATTAATTGTTTAGAAGATGCTCTAAAATAATAGTAATATTGATTTATGAGTAAATATACGGAGTCATCGCTATAATTTATATGACTTGCATCATAATAGACTTCTATAATATCATCATTCAGATTATTCATAACGTTTGATAGGTCATACCCATTTTTACCAGGGGATACTTCAAACTGATGAACCATATTATCATAGCCTTGGTATTGAATCCATTTTTTTATAGCTTGTTCAACAGCTATTTCCACGCTTCTACATGGAATCTCTACGGCTACCATGGGGTAACCCATCATTGCAAGAACGTACTCGTGAGTACCAGGGAATCGGTCTGTAAACTCCATATCTTAACTCAAATTATCCGCAAAATCAAAAAATGCAATGACATCATCATCGGTTTCTTTGAAACCTCTTACATTTATGTATTTTGAAACAAATATCTTACTATCGTCTGCTCCTTCTATACTTCGAAGAAGGAAATCCACTAAACTCTCATCTTTGTCTGATATGCCAGATTCATTGGCTCGCATATTTACACGTTCTATCTCATCTTTCTTTTTATTTAGAGCAGATAAAAAGTTCGATGCTCTCTTCCTGAGATTCTTAACAACTTGTAAGTCCTTAGATACTTCTTCTTTAAACTTCTCATGGGGACTAAGTAGAGTGGGGTAATGCTTGTTCGCTCTTCTAAAATATAGCTTATCAATACCAGTCATACCGAGCTTTTTTAGTATTTCGTTCTCAAGTATCATTATATTATTATCAAGAGCTTGTATGTATTCAGTTGTTGTATCAATGGGGGCATTTTCACCAGCTTCTACTAGTCTTCCATCTGAATTGGTTATAAGTTGTAAGAATTTTTTATTTGCGTCATTTCTAGAATCTTGAACTTCTCCTAGTTTATCTGACTCTTCTTTTATCTCATGGTGGAAGTAAGCACCTGGGTCTGTGCTTGTGTTAATATCTTTAAGATCGGCATACATTTTTTCAGCAAACTTGAGCCGCTCCTCTAGATTTGCCTTTTCCTTTACTAGATCTTCTAGTTGTTTAGTCTTTAAAGAAATATACCGCTTTATTTCGTAATTACTTCGTCCAACCATACCAGGTTTTTCTTGTCTATCGCTTTCCACTTCTTTTATTTTTCTTTCAGTATCTTCTATACGATGTTTAATATCTTGTAAATAATCAATCGCGGTTCTTCTATTTATGCCTTCCCCTTCTTCTGGCATCGCAATGTCACCAGGGGCGTCCGTTACTTCATTTGGGTCTTCTACATCTCTTTGACTACTACCTTCATCTGAGTAAACAGGAGCATCCAAAGAACTATGACCAGCACTGGTGATGTCTCCTTTATATCCTTTTTGCATAAACTTTACCAAGGTAGTTTCAAACTCTTTTCCGATGTTCTTAGAAATCTCATCGAAAGAAGTAGTACTTCCACTTTTAGTGAGCTTTGAGACAATACCCTTATATATGATGTCAAGAATAGCCTCTCCATAATAAGAATAAAATGTGGCATAATAAGTCGATTCTGTCCCATCCCCTGTTATATATTGGTATCCCTTCTTATTTGAGTCAAACCCAGCTTGTCGCCTAGCTTTTTTTACTAAATTTGCTATAATAGAATTAGAACTTTTACTGGCTATCTCATCTGCTGTTACGATTTTATTAAAAAAACTATCTTTGTTTGGTCCGAATATAGCGTCGGATACAGGAATGGATGGTACGGTGTGCGCTGCCGAAGTATCTTCTGAGTCAGATTGCGAATATGAAAAACCCTCTATATTCCCGCATTTTTTTGCTATAATAGTTTTAGTAGCATCATAGAGTGAAGTAGTTTTGATAGAGTTTACTAACTCTTTATCTTCTTTTTCATAGCCTGCTTCTTTATCAATGTTAATACCTTCAAAGTCTATCTGCTCAGAAGGACTTAGAAATCTTTCTTTCTTTCTATTAAGCTCCTCTGTACTTCTTTTGACTATATTATTCAATAAGTTTGATTTCTGTTGCTTTTTTAGGTTTTCTATCTTTTCTTCAATTTTCTCTATAGACTCATAATCTTTCTTAGCAGATCCTATTACAACAGGTAGATCGCTTACAATAACATCATCTGGTTTTGACCCATTTACAAACTCAACATGAGCTTCCGACCCGGTGTAATAAATTTTTATATAAGCAGTTTTTGAAGAGCTATCAGTAACTGATACGCCGTCTTTTTTTGTATTTTTAACTTTATTAAGTCCCACACCGTAGTAACCACCCCTCCACTGACCTTTATTCCCATCTTTTTGAAGATCTGACCTATTCGAAGGAGGAGGGAGAAGAGACTTAATTGTTGTACCTTCGTTATTCTCTACACTATATAGGGCAAACGCTCCGGAGTCCTTTTTTGTAAAGAAATTATCAATATGCCCAACATAAGTTTGTAATATTTTTCTATCTATATTCTTTGCATTCTTTAAAACATTTTTGGCGTAGTCAACTGCCTCTTCTTTAGTTAATTTTCCACCGCCAACTAACATGGGGTATTGCGCTTGTATTCTTGTTTTTACGCTTATTTCAACTCCCACAGAATCGTCGCCATTTACAAAAACATTAAACTTTTTTTGTAATAACTCTAGCGCAGGAATAGCAGGCTCTAAACCTTTTACTATTTGACTTAGATAATTCTGAATAAACTTCCGTGTTTGAGATCTTTTCCCTTCTTTTTCTTCCCCTTCCTGCAAAACAGAATCTCCATATAAAGCCTTATATAGATGCTCTGTGAATAGAGTGTACGAAGACCCCTTTTCATGGATAGAGTTTATTATACTACTTAGAAAATTCATGTTTTAAACCTCTCTGAATTATAGGAAAATCCTATAGAATATAGTGTTATCTTTAATTTACTGAAATTTTTTACTCTTTTAATAGCAAATTCCTAGTATTTGGCACTCACATTCTCTAAAATCTTTCTTATTTGGTTGTACATCTAGCTGTTTTAACCAATATAGCCTATCTTCATTTGTTTTAATAGTGTTTTCTATAAACCTATTTTTAACAACATTTACTTTGTTTTGATAATTTCCTATCATAATCTCAGGTATTGATATTTTAGTTTCCATTTTTCTCTCCTATGTAACATCTGTAACTTGTTATCTCTTTATTCTTTATAGAGTTCAACGCCATATCCGCATACTTTAAAAGAAACGAGAATCCATTCCCGTCTTTCTCAAATGTGGAGGTTCCAATAGACAAAGTAATATTTGTATATTCTTTGTAGGGTTTAATTATATCATTAAATTTAGACATTAACTCATTTATTATTGTATTAATCTCTTCCATTGTTTGTAATTTATAAAAACAAACTAAGAATTCATTACCAGTTAGTCTTCCCACTGCGTCATTCTCAGCTATAAACTCTTTCAAGAACTCCCCTATTATCTTAACCACTTTATCTCCGTAATCATAACCAAACGATTCATTTACCTTTTTTAAGTTATTAACTCTAATTAGAACAATCGTAAAGGGGTCAGAATATTTTATTTTATTTTTAATAAAACTTTCTATATATGTTCTGGTATATGTGCTACTAACAGGGTCAACCTCTGCATTTTTTAAGGATTCTCTTATTGCAACATCCTCTGTTATATCTTTCCCCATCATTAATATATTAATTACGTTGCCAGCTTTATTTAATATTGGAACATAAGTCCTCTCATACAATGAGATTTCTCCATTAGAAAATCTTATTTTTTCTTTTATAATGGTCATTTCTTTATTTTCTATTACCATGTCAATTGTTTCTAATCTAGTTACCCCAATTTTATAATTTAGACCCAAATAGTTACAATAATCCATGTCCGTTTTATCAATCATATAATTTACTAACTCTTGGTTAGGAAAACAATGTAAATTAGCTTTTATGTACTTACCTTTAATATCTAATATGGCCAATTGATAAGGTATATTTTTAAACATATTTGACATAAGAAATTCATTTCTTTCTAACCTTTCAGTATAAGCAATAAGTGAAATAGATCTTTTTTCATCCGCGGCCATTAATCTATACATCTCATCGGAGATATTTATACGAATTTTTAATAGTATGCCACTTAAAAACAAAAAAATTGCTAAAATTATAGAGAAGGGTATAGTCTCTTTTATAGTACCGTATTTTATAAAAAAACCAATTGAAACTGAAAGAGTGCTATAAATACTGTATATTACATGCATTCTCATTGAGGATATAGAGTAAGTGCAGTATAGAATAGATATACTTATTAAAAATAAAACTGCATTTGATGGGTAATCAGCTTCTACTACCACAGAGAATCCAAGCCATGTAGCTATTACAAACATAAGAAAGACATTAAGTCTACTTGCTATGTTTATACCAATAGCATTAAACCTATCAATGCAAAAATAAACTATTAGAAAAAAACTTATTACTACAATTTTTACCGGAACCAAGTCTATTTGCAGTCCCATTATCATCATTACTATGTGTGGTATAACTGTTAATAATAAGAAAATAAGGATAGAAGCTTTATGATATGTCTTGTAAAAGCTAGAGTGGAATGTCTCTTCTAATTTCATGAGGTATAAAGTATCTCTATGATTTTACAAATTACTTTATCTGCGAGAAAAAATAATGGGAAAAGAACTACTATAATCTTTATGGATTTTAACTTGTCCCAAAATATACTTACCACTATACTTACTAAGATATATATTAAAAAGAAAAGAAATAAAGTTTCCATCAAGAGACCTTCTTATTTTTAGTAATCTTTTTTATTGAATTTTCTATATAATTTCTAATCACAGAGGGGTCATCTCCTTTTGAGATATACCTTATTTTTTTACTATTAGCATATTCCCCTATGGATAGATTATCATCTACCATTCCAGTATATATAGTTATTGATTTATTAATTCCAGAATAAATGAATTTCTCGGCATTACAAGTAAGTAAATCTATTACGTTACTACCTTTTTTTCCATCAGGTAAGTTCCAATCTATAATAGCAATATCATATTCTTCTTTTTTACCTTTTATAAAAGATTGAAAACTATCAAACTTATCTAAATCATATTTAATCTCAGGAAACTCAGTCATGATAGCACTTATGAGAGAGGATAATACATTTAAAATACTTACTGAGTCATCTACTAACAAGAATTTTATTTTCATTTTTGTTCTCACTACTGTGTTTGATACCAGTAATCAGTCAATTTTATAAGAATTAATTCTAATTTTATTCTTTTTTGGTCAGAATCAAAATCAGAGTATATAATTTTTATAATATCGTCTAAGAACCCAAACTCTTTATTGTAAAAACATGCTATCTTTTCTTCGGTTGGGAGTATCTTTCCTTTTGTGTTGGGTAGTTGAAAGAAGTATCTATCAACATTTTTTATAACCGTTTCAAATATTCTTTTTATATCGTGCTCTGCTCCGATAGGATCATTATTAATATTTACTACATCCAAAAACTTAAATGTTAGTTCTCTTTGAACATACATAAATGTTAATTTTATTGCTACATCTACTTGATTATTTGTCAAATAACTATTTTGCTTTTCTTCAAGTATTTTTAACATTGTTAATAAATTTGAAGTGGAATCATCTATATTCTGAACATGATAACTAACAGTATTCTTTAAATCATCAATAGAACTTTGGTATTTTATAAAAGATGAATCTTTCCATATACCACTATTTTTTAAAATCTTTTCAAGAACTGGATAAGCTTCTCTGAGAACGATTACACCTACAATCAATGAAAAAGCACCCGTGGATAAAGCCGAGTTATCCTTTATAATCTCTATTAAAAACTTTAGTAATTGTTCCATTATTTACCTTTCCTTGGTTTATCTGATAATCCCTTGCTGTCTAAAAACGCATCAGCTCTTTGTTTTAATTTGATCACACCACTTACAGCATCTATTGCTGAATAAATTAAAATAGATCCTGATAGATATAAAATCAAAGTGTAGGTAAATTGTTTATAATCTGAGTAATCTATATCTGTCATATATGTTCTGATGTTCAAGACTGTTGTTGCAGCTAAAACTATTAAAGATATGGAATGTTTCATAACCTCATTCTTAATAAACTTTGCCTTCAATAACTTAAATATAAGAGATGGAATGAAAGATATTATGGCAATGATAGAACATGTTACCACTAAATCTTTTATACCTAACCCGTTTAAAATTGCTAAAAAATCATTTGCCATGATCTACTCCTTTTAATTATCTGATACCTTCAAAGACACGTAGCCGATTACACAAAATAGAAAAACAGAGACAAACACAAACAGTCCTTCATAGATTGTACAATACAAAAACATCTGAACCTCTGCCCAAAAATTCAAATCCATAAGACTAGGTACAGAGCAGTCCAAGAGAACATTAGAGATTGTATATGCAAATGCAATGAATATAGATAATATAAAAGATACTAAAATACTCATCTAAAATTCTCCATAACGTTATTTATAACTTTTTTCCAATCAGAATGTGCCATAAAATTCATATGAGGTTCATCGTTAAAATCTTTATTATCACATTTCTTAAACTCATATTGTTTATCTGCACCTACCATATAAGCACCCATAAAAGGGTCTAATCTAACTCTTTGATATGCATTGATTATCTTTAAATTGCTTAGTTTTTTCCATTCATCTGGAATCACTATCACTTTTTTATGACTATAAGGAATCAAGTTTTCTTCTAAAACAAACCCATAAGCATCGGCAAATACCAATGTAATAGATTTTCTTGATTTTAAGAACTCAAAATTATTGTCAAATAAATGTTTGAATGTCTGATATACATTTACAGCACCCAATGACTTACCACATATTAGTAAATTATCATAGTCTTTGTGTTCTTCATGCATTATGAACTTCTCTGGCATTTTATGACTATTAAAAACCTTAGAATGAACAGATTCATCTAACATGATAATATTAGGGTCATTTATCTTGTTAAGTTCTATACGGAATCGTCTCTTTGCAGATTCTACTTCAAAACCTGTCCACCAGGCTTTCCCTTCTATAAAGATTCCGTTTATTTTTTTCACACGTGTTCCTGTATTTCTACATTTGGTAATCTATCAAAACTTAATACTTCAAACATTTCCTTCATTTTATAACTACAATGAATTGTTAATACTTTATCTGTCCCATCGAGTGATTTTAATGATAATAATATCTTAGATATCTGACTACTACTTAGATATCCTTCTATTATTATGTCATGGTCTTTTGTTTTATCTAGAAAATTAGGAAAACTATACATATTATATTTCATCTCATTCCCAAAGGTCGGTATCTGTTCCAAAAATAAGCGGAACTGCATCTAACCATTCTTCTTCTAATAATATCTTCCCATAAATTGCCATTTGGGATATTGGTTGACCGTCTACAATTGGATATTTTTCACCACATAATTGAACTGTTTTTACTGCGAGTGGGACTGCCCCATCTTTTCTTGCTTGTAAAGATGAATAACCATCTAAATCCACATAAAATATTTTATTTATAGTATCTAGTTCTATTCGTCTTAATCTCCAGTATGTTGCGTCTACTCCGAAAGGTGTTGAAATTGATTTTGTTAATGCCATTTTATTTTCTCCTATGTTAATGTTATTGTTACGTTTCCACCAGAATAAGAATATGAACTAAATGTTCTTCCTGTTCCATCTAATACTGGTGCCGACAGTGTCCCCGATTGACTACCTGTATATTGAAAAATTGTATATGTCCCTGCATCTAATGAAGCGGCTTGAAATGTTACAGCATTAGAATTAAATGTAAGATTTCCAGATACAGAAATTCTAGAAACAGTTGTGGTGCTTCCTATATTTACTTTAATTAAAGAACCAGATGATAATGTTAAAGCACCTGTTCCAAAAGTTCCTGCATTTGATTCTCCAGTTCCACCGAATATAGTTGCTCCAGATGCTACTGTAAATGCACTACTACTACAAGTCCCTGTACCACCCACCAAACCAACAGATATTTTAGTTGTTTGAGAGTATGTATTTGTTCCATTTAATAATAAAGTTCCAGCGCCTTCTTTTGCCACATACCCTGCACCAGATATTACTCCATTTACTGTCAATTGTCCTGAAGTTCCTATTTCAAATGCCATCGGATATGTGGCATTGGTTCTATTGGCAACCGAAATTGCACCATCAATCGTGTTAGTTATTCCATCTGGCACTTGAATATATGGTTTTGCTGTAGAAGGTGCCACACCGAATGCAATAGTTCTACTAAAAATTGTTGAGTTAGTATCGAATCTTATATATACATTAGTAGTATTATTACTTCCATCTCCAGTAAAAATAACTCCCGACCCTGTATTTGTGCCTACAACCGAAGCACCTGATGCTGGTACAGTATTACTTATAATAAATGTCCCAGTTACAAGAAGAATACCTTTAGTGAAATCATTAGATGTATTTGTGAACTTACAGGTACCAGATACCCCTTGCCCAGAAGTACCAACGCCCAATTGAGTATCATTCACTCCGTCATACGAAGAAGAAGTATCTGAAATTTTTCCCGAAATTGTAAGATTACTTGATGTGTAATAAATTTCTACCCTTCTGCCAACTTTTTCCCAGGATGTGGTTGTCACTCCAACATTAATATCACCATTTGTATTCAACCATCTTGCAATGTTTTTGTTTGAACCTACGTTTTCCGCAACTACTATCATTCCATAATGTGCAGTATTATTGCCAGTATACCATGATGGTCTTGTCCAAGCAGAACTGTTTACAACCCATACACCTCTTTGAGATAAAGTTGTTTGACTTGTCACTAATATTAAATCACCAGTTACTAAGGATACTCCATTTATTGTTTGTTCCCCAGATAATGTAACATTAACATTGGTTATTGTTTTGACGAATCTTACGCATGGTTGATTTAGAAATTTATCTGGTGTAGAACCATATAAAATATCACCAGTCCAATCAATGGTTGCACCATTGTATGCACCAAAAGCATCTCTATAATTTCCACTTATTCCATAACTTCTTGTAAAATCAACATTTTTTGCTACTGTGGTTCCTGCTCCAATTTGAAGACATGAACCATTGAATCCACCAGATGCTGGACCACCTATGTATATTGTTCCAGATTGAGTTAAATCCCCAAATGAAGTTGCGTTAGAACCTCTTACAAACCCAGACTCAACTATAACATTCCCCGTCCATCCATCATTTGCAGACGTTACAATTGCAGCTCCAGAATATGGAACAGTTCCTCTAGAAAGAAAATTGCCAGAACCTTTTAATGCACCATTATAATTAATGCTTCCAAAAAATCCAACAGAAACCAAATCATTTAATAATGTTAATGATTGTGCAATATCATATGCATTATTTGTTCTACAATAATGTATAGTAGAAAATTTGTTTGTTTGTTCTTTTATGTTTATGTTAAAACTTCCAGCTAAATTCATAGCAGCAAAATTTACAACATTCATATTTCCAATAGTTATATCATTTTCCAAAGTTATAGTTCTTTCTGATGTTAAACCATTTCCGAATTGAGCATAACTTCCTGCCCAATTTACTGGAAGTTTATTTAGATTCTGGTCATCAGCATCATAATGATGTACTTCAACATTCATCAAATCAAAACTTGCATTAGTTCTATTTATTTTAATTCCAAATCCAGTAATTGCTTCATCTATTATTCCAGATAATCCAGTTTGAGATGCAGTCCAATTATCATACCCACTTTGTCTATATCCATAACTAACAGTATAATTATCAGTTCCAACTTTATGAATTTCAAAAGCATAAAATGTTTGTGTTTGTCCAGAGCCTTGAAAATCAACTTGATTTGTTAGACGAGTTCCAGTTGTTATCATATCTCTACTTGCAGAGTTTGATTGAAAAGAATTTGCGTACCTAATCGAAGCAGTTTTCCCTGTTAAAGTATTACTTACTGGTGATGTTATAGTAAAAGTATTTGTGGCAACATTAGATATCAGATAACTTGCATTTATAGGAAGACTTGTAGTATTACCACTTACGGTAACATATACATATTCATTATTAGAAAAACCATGATTATTAAATGTTATTGTAATTGTAGTTCCAGATTGAGTCCATGTTGCATTTACTTGACTTATCCAACCATGATTCATATAACCAACACATTTATCAGCACTAACGAATCCAAAACAAATTGAGTTACCAACAGCGAATGCAGTAAGCGCAGCCCAATTAAATTCTACTCTTATTTTATCACCATCATTGAGTGTGACTGAATTTGGAAATGTAGCTACCAAAGTATTTGCTGCGTTTACATCTAATACTTCCAAGATACCTGGGCCGCCATCCATTGATTTATAAGCAACTAGCCCACCACTATTTGAAAATGAGCTCCAACTCCAAGTCGCTGGTATATGACAACCATTATTTGTTACAGGAGATGAAATTGTTCTTGTAGAGATTGTATCTCCTGACATAGTAAAATCTAAAAGCTGGTCATTCATAACAGGTTTCCACTTCTCCCAACTTTTAGTAGAAATGGTATGTGTTCCTGTGCCACTTCCAGCAAATGTTATAGCAGTTCCTGCTTTTGTTGTAGAAATTCTTATAGTAGTTCCAGACACATATTGAATGAAATAAATTGTATTTGCTGTAATTTCAGTGGGTAAAGTATCTGATGTAGTAAAATAAACTTTTTGATTTATTGCTATTAAAGATGGTTTTGTACTCCAAACAATATTAGAAGAACCACCACCAGTAAATGTTACAGTTCCAGATTGGTTATTCCAATATCCATTGCAATCTGAATCATGCATCCATATAGATTTATCAGACCCTACAAAACTACTCATACTGTTCTATTTATCCTTAATGATATTGCTAAATCAGTAGCACCACTTACTGAGGTTAAAACAACATCTATTGTTTGATTTGCTGTAAAAGTATTTGCTGCTGTGGCTTGTGTATTACTTATAACAGAAGTTACTGCTATTGCGCCTAAACTTGTTATAGAGGTTGTATCTATTCTAAAATTAGCGGTACAAGTTCCAGCAGATGTTTTACAATCTGCATAAGTAATAGTACCTGCATAATTAGTTCTTAATCTAATAACATACGATTTATTTGTAGGAGATTCAATAAAGAAATCTAATTGGTCTGCAACATTTCCATCAGATGATAATAAAAATGTTGCGTCCACACCTTTATCAGGAATAGTATAAGTTCTACTAGCAGCAGGTGCGGTTGAAGAAATAGTAACTGTATTGGTTGTTCCTAATGTTAATTGATTTGTAGTTTTAGAAATTGTTAGTTGTGTGTTATCTAAGTATACTTGTTCTTTTGAATAAATGCCATATTTTAAAACTGCTGGATTTATAGTTGAGATTAATCCTATATATGCACCATATATAGTTCCTGTAGACCCTTCTTGACTAACTGCATTATCTGCTATTCTAAATCCATAAAAATCTCTATAACCAGAGAAGTGATCTACATCAAATGCAACTCCATAAGGAGTAGTAGCGTCGGTTCCGACTCCAGCAGCTACAGCAATTGCCCCACCAGTATCACCATTAGTTTTATACGCCTCTGAATAGATACCCCATGCACTTCCCTCTGATGATGCGTTTTCAACATTAGAAAAGATACTAATTCCTACTGCATCCCCAGTACCTGCTCCAGTAACAAAAGCATTTATGTCTAATGCTTTTCTTGCAGTACCATCAGTGGAATCTACATCAATAGTAGTTTCAGAATTTATTTGAAAAGTATCTGCCCCAGCATCATATAATAATGCTTGACCGCTACTATTTTTATTAATAGTAAAATCAGAATCAGTTGCTGTACTATTTATTATAAGACCTCTTGATATAGTAACTGAATCGGCTATTAAAGCAATTAATGTTGTTGCAAATGTAGCAACATCAGTCAAACCGTTCTCTAATGTAAAAGTTCCTGATGACCAACTTATTGCCTGAGCTGCTTGTCTATATGTAGTTGTTCCTAAAGTTATATCATCATTTGCTATTATTGTCCCTCTTGTCGCATCTGATGTCGATTGTAAAGTTAAATTTTCAGATGCAGCAGTTCCACCAATAATAGTTTGTCCACCAGCAACACCATCTTTATTTACTGCTTGGTCATCTATTTTATCGAATGCTAATTGAGCATTTGTTTCAGTTGCAGTTAGAACTCTATTAAAATTAGAAATGTCAAGAGATACATCTGTTCCTGAAACTGCTGTCGTACCAGTGCCTATAACAGTCCCAGTAACGGTTGCTACTCTTAGGTTAATAAAAGATGCATCAGATATTCTTGGATTCTGATTGTTAGTATTTAAAAAAGTTATTCTATAAAATGGAACAACTTCTTGAAATGGTAGAGCAGTGAGTCCACTTAGATTTTGGAATTGAAAAGGTGTTTGTGTTAATGCAGTACTTAAAGTAGCAGTTGTACTTTGACCTTGACCACATATTGCAATAACAGGTTCAGATGTATTATTTGTTGCGAGTAAATACATAGGAATATATCTATTAGATGTTCCATTAGTAAAAGTACCATTAGTTGCATTATTATATTGTGCTACCCCAGTTGCTATGTTTGTAGTAGTTGCTGCAAGATTTGATTTGACTACTGTAAAATCACCAGTTGCTAATTTTCTCCAAAGATTTGTTCCAGCATTAAAATAATAAATTGGCATTCTACCACCAACTACTATCGCATCTCCTGTTGTTAAACCAGTGACTGATGTAACTGTAAATGTAGTTCCCGTTCCACCAGTAGTTATAGTAGTAGTTCCTCTAACAGTTGTAGTATTTCCAGCCATCACAGTTATTGCTTGACCAGTTGCTAAAGTTCTTGAAGTAGGAAATACTATTGTAGTGGCATTTGTTCCTGTATCTGCTAATGCAGTAAACCCTAAGAATTGTTCTACTGTTAAACCCCAATTTGTAGAAGGTGTATCGACGGTAGAAGAATAAGAAGCATCCGAGTGAACAATAGTATTTAAAATATCTTCGTCAAAGAATGACCCACCAGATATTTGAATCATTGTTCTACCAAAATTATTATTTGTATTTCCTGATAGATTTGTTAAACCATTATATTGACTAAATGTTAGTCCATTTTTATATAAAGCACCCTGTGAGTGATTCCTTGCATGTTGAAAAATATCTCTACCTGCTGTATGTCTTTCTTCTCCAACCCACATAAAAGTATTGCCAGTTGCTTCAAAATAAGCATTCCATAATAAAACATCTGGGTCATAAATACTCCAAGGAGTTTTGGTTAAAGATATTACTGGTGATGCGACATCTGTTGTAGATTGGTTTACGTATAAAAACCAAGTTCCTTCAGATGCTACTGCTGTTTGAGTATATGCAGATAGTTCAGTGGCAGTTACTGTAAACTTTTTGTCATTTAGATAATAACTAAAAGAAGTATTAGCACCTACAAATGAAATTGTAGCAATAATATTTCCTGCATCATAAGTAAATGCTACTTTAAATTTACTTCTTTCACTCCATGGAATACCAGTGTTTATATGAGTATCCAATCCTACTTCTGCTGAATTTCTGTTTAAATCTGATATAAAAACATCTGTAAAAGTTGGATTATCAGTTGAATTTATTGCTTGGTCTGAATGATAATAATTATTGGTTGTTGGATTTCCACCTTGAATATTATTTGTATCATTATGCGAAATAATACTTGCACCACAATATTTAACATCAAAGGCACTATCAGTAATACCGGCGGATGCACCATTCTGAATGATTGAACGTCCTACTAAAACACAATGTTGTTTTATTACTAAAGGTAAATCTGATCTTTCAGATTCTAGTTCTGCATCACCATATCTTTTATGATTGCCTGTTCCTAAGACATAGAAGGTTTCTTTAACATTACCAATAGAACGATAATGCCATCTTATGCCATAATATGCGGCAGTTAATGTTGTAGGCCCTGTTAAAGGGTTATACTGAGTGTTATCATAAGTGGAAGCAGATGTTGTAAAAGACCATGTCCCATTTGTTACACTTGCCATTGTATATAAATCTGTTGCAGATGTATATGCTTGAACCCATTGGATAAAAGTTCCAGCATAAACATAAGATTCTGTTATACTAATTACTCTTGAAGATTCTGAAATAATTAAACCAGTGCTTCCTGCTCTGCTATATGGTTGAGTTGCTTGTAAACATGCTGCTATTTTTTCAGGTAGAGCAACACCAGGAGCATCCCCAGATAAACTATGAATAGTATTTCCTGTTCTCCAGCATTTATAGATTGGAACTTTTGTAGCATAATCAAATGAATTAGCATTTGATGCTAAAGCAACTATTGGAGTTCCACCATTATAATCAACATAAAGATATTGAGAAATACCATCAGTAAAACTATGAGGACCAGATGCTGCAATAGTATATTTTTCTATTGTTGTTAAACCATTTGTATTTGATTTTAATAATACATCAAATCCACCTAGATCAGCAGTGCCATCATTATTATCTGTGAATGTAGGTTCAGTTCCATATACACCAACTGTGGTATATTTTCTAAGTGTATCAAGAACATCAGTATCTACTATTTTTTTCCAAACTGCTGCAATTTCTGTTGAATCAGTACATATAAAAACAGAATCAGTAGCAGTGTTTATCCATACGTCGGAAACTCTATAAACAGTTCCGTTTGTCCCTTCACCATCATCCGCAATAGATGGGTCTGAGGTACGTTGATATTGATTTGCTTTTAGCGATAGCCCTGTATTAACAGCGGCAGAAGTGGGTACGGTAGAATCATCTACTCCTAAAGTTGTTACGATAGTCTTAGCTGAGTCTTTTATGACTTTACCTGTCGTAGAGTCGAATAAAGCAATCCCATTGTCAACAGAACTAGCAGGGCCTGTTACTGCACCACTAATATTCTTTTGAATTACATTCCAATATATTCCAACGGTCGCTTGATTTCCACTAGCAGTAGAATCAGTATTACATAAAATTAAATCCCCAACCTCTACTTCTACACCAGATGCTCCACCTATTTTACCAGCAACTGATACAATATATAACCAACCAGCATCAGCAGCTGGATAATTAGGATTAGTAGAGCAATCTATAACACCTTTATATACAAGAGCATTTGCTTCTCCAAGTATATTATTTATTTGTGTTTGGATAGAACTTGTTACACCTTTTAAATAACTTAACTCTGTTAGTGAGGGGTAAGTAGCAACTGGTAAAGAAACAACATTATTATTCGAGTCTAAGGATAGTATTTCAGAGTGTGTTATATCAGTAATAGCAACTCCATTACTAAAGGTAACTAAATCACCAAATGTTTGTTGTTCGTTCTGGTCCAAATAACTCATAATAACTCCTCACCATTATTTATATCATAAATCATATTGATGTTCCTTTTAATTTAGCAATTTCAATTCCTGCCTGTAAAAAGGCCCCTACTGCATAATTTCCTTGTGATGAAGAATTCCATAATGTTGCTGGGTATGGGTCTTTACCAATATCTTGAGTCCAACCAACAATTCCGCTATCTCTTAAACAGTATTTAATTAACCCATTCCATCCTTTAGTAATAAAGGGTAGATAAGTAGAATCTAAGAATCCATTTCTTACACCCCAAGCCATTCCCCATACAAAAAATGATGTACCAGAGGATTCTAATAAATCAGGGTCTTGTGGGTCTAGCAAGTTAGCAGACCATAAACCAGTATCATTTTGAATAGTTATTAATTTTGCTGCCATATTTTGAAACATCGTAATATACTCTGCTCTATTAGCATTATCTATTGGAAGTTCAGTTAATATTCTAACAAGCATTCCAAATACCCACCCATTCCCTCTTGACCAAAATACTTTTTGTCCATTAGCAGATATAACTTTAGGGTAAACATAAGCCGCATCTCTAAACCATAAATGTTCATCTGTGTCATATAATCCAGTAATTTCAAGTTCAGAAATAGGTTGTTCATATCCAGACCAACGAAAATAACTATACATTTTGTCAAGAAAATTGTTATCATCTTCTTCTACACCAACCTTAACAAATGTTGGCATTGCCATGTATAATGCATCACACCATGTCCAATAATTTACAGCAGGTAATGCGATTTGTGCAGTAAGATTTGCTAAAGTATTAGAATACTTATTTACATCTATTCTGCCTTCATGTCTATAATAATCTATATAAGATTGTCCCGCAGTTTGGTCATCAGCATGGTATGCGTCTGTTCTCACTGGTTTTAACCAGGAATGTTTATTACCCCAACCTAAAATATAATTCCAAGTATTTGTATCATTAAGATATTCTGCAACTGCAACTGCCCCATGAAAGTAAACCGCACTATCCCATTTATTATCTTCATATAGTGGGTATGATGCTTTCCAATAAGAATTTGCTAACTGCACAGCACTTATTATCTCACTGTACGGTGGTAGTATACTAATTCCTTTTTCAGAAATCTGCTTGCTTAATCTATTGTACTTACTTATTTGTGTAGGCATTTTATTTAATCCAATAGTTAGTACTATCACATACAAAAGTAAGTGAATTATTTTGAGATATTATTACTTTCCCAACTGTTCCTAATGTTCCATCTATATTACCTGAAGAACTTTTAATTGTAACAGTATTTGTTGAACTATCTGTTTTTTTAACAGTAAATGTATATCCATTATATTTAGATTCTGGTTCTAATAGATTCACTACAATATTTCCAGAAGTTGCATCTGCTAAAATAAAATCATCAGTTTCAGTAGCATTATCAGTCGCAGTAATTGCTCTGATTGTGGTATCGTTATTTCTAGTTACTGCTTCACTAGGTCTCCATGGGAGTATAAGTAATGTGTTAGCATCTATAACATAACATATAGGAGCTTGATATTGTCCTTCTGCTGATGGGATTGTTTCTGTTATTACACCAGCAGTAGTAGGAGACACATAATAATAGTCTCCAATTGTTAATCCATGTCCTGTTATAAGTGCATGTCCTACCGACATAAACTTAAAGTTATCACCATCGACAACTTTGGTAACAATGCCAATACCTAATGTATTAGGACTATTGGCTTGTGCTTTTGTCCAAGTACCAGCATTATTATATATTGCATCAAGTACGACAAAACCATGAGTAGCTTGGGTTACAGATACTTGTAAGTAAGATTCATTTATTGCTCCAGTGCTTGTTATCGCACCAGTGCTTGCTATATCACCTCTAACATCTAACGTAGATAATGCTGTTTGACTAGTAAATGATTGAAAGTTTTCCCCAAGACCAACAATTACTTTTTGGTCAGATGTTACTCGTAAGCCTTCATACGTATTTCCACCACTACTAACTTGTGTTGTTGCTTTTTGAGTACATAATACTAATGCTCCTGGCATATCTTCTGCCGTAACAACACCGTCGACACCACAAAATATATCTGCTCCAGTTCTCCATCCAGTACCAGCAGAGGCAGTCTCAGTTATACCAGCGGAAACTTTTCCAATAAATCTGAAAGCCCCGACAATATCATTTGCATTAACAGTAGTTGGAGCAGCAATAGTCCCTCTGGCTTTATACATTTTATTATAAGCGCTAAATTTACTTGTTCCAGATGCTCTAAGTATTGACATTGAGGCATCAAGACCAGTACCTGTTATAATAACCCTATCGGATAAACCTAAGTCTGTATCTCCGATTATAATTTGCTGCCCAAAAAAAGCATGTCCAGCTACTCCAAGTCCACCATCAGTTTGGATACTTCCAGTTGTGGTTGATGTTGAATCTGTTGTACTGTCTACAACTATATCATTATTAAATGTTTTTATTCCAGCTATTGTCTGAGCACCCGTTGTTAATACACCTCTAACAGTTGCACTTGCATCAGGCACGTGAACTGTTATAGAGTTTGCGGCATGTACTATGCCAAGGTCATTTGACTGAGCAGTTGTACCAAGACTTAATGTTTTATATTCATTAGCTGTAGCACCACTATTCATACCAAGAAGTTGATTAGCCGTACCTAATGCTAATTGTTTTATTATTTTACCAGTAGTAGAATCGAATAGAGCAATTGCATTATCAGTTGAAGAAGCTGGTCCTGTGACTTCTCCATCGATATTAGTTTGAACAACCGTCCAGTCAGCATCAAGATTTCCACTACCTGCCCTATCTACTATAGCAATAATTAAATCACCAACTTGACAAACAACCCCAGCATATGTACCAGCAGTAATTATTTTATAAGTCCATCCAGCACTATACGTAGTAGGTAATACAGTAATAGTACCACCAGTACCTAGTGTACCTTTAAATACCATTGCATCGCTTATTCCTAATAAATCATCTACATATTTTTTATTCGCTGCTTGATAATCAGTTGTCGGTGCAGATGAAGGAGTAAGTGGAAAACTACCGAATGTTTTTATACCATTGATTGTTTGAGCACTTTCAGTCATTACAAATGTTGCATTTGTTCCAGCATCTGGGATAGTATAAGTTCTACTTGCAGCAGGGGCAGGACTTGTTAAAGTTGTTGTATTAGTTGCACCTAAAACTATTTGACCACTTGTTTTTGAAATTATTAATGTTTTATCATTACTTATAGTTGTTTTGGAATTTAATGTTAATTCATCTAGACCTGCATCATAAACAAAAGCATTTGTTGTATCATCTTTCTTTATAGTAAAATCTTTATCTTCACTATTACTATTAAATACAACAGAGTCAACTACATTTACAGTTCCTCGTGTTGCATTTGTTGTAGATTGAAGAGTTAAATTTTCAGAAGCATCTGCTCCACCGATTATTGTCTGTCCTAATGCTTTACCTGTAATTAAATCATTTTTAATATCATTTACGGTTCTTGTTAGACCGTTAGAAAATGTTAATGGGACTTCTCTTCCTGATAATGCTGTAGTGACTGCAAGAGATGTTGGTACAGTAGCATCAGTAGAACCTAACGTTGCTGTAATAGTCTTAGCAGATCCTTTTATAAATTTACCACTGGTACCATTAAATAAAACAATAACATTATCAGTTGAAGAAGCTGGCCCTGTTACGGCTCCATCGATATTACCTTGATAAACATCCCATTTAGTATAATCAGATGCTGAGGAAGGAATTGCATTACAAACAATAGCATCCCCTATTTCAATTTTTATTGTATTGAATGTTCCTGCTGTCGATGACTTATATGTCTCTCCGACTACTGCTGGATAAGGCCATGTATTTTCAGCAATTGCGAATGCACCTTTATAACTAAATAATCCAGCAACTTTTCCAGCCACATAAGTTACTACTGCTGCTTGTGAAGGAACCTTTGTATTTGAATTTGCAGTAAGTGCTCCGTCAGTATCTAAATATGATAATGGTAATTGTTGAACATTATCAACACTACCCAAACTTACATCAGTCTTTGTTACAGTTAAAGCGTGAGTATGGGTACTAGTAGTAACTAAATTTGTAGTAGCACCTGTTACTGTCGAAGGTGTTCCGACTGCTAATCCTGTTTGTCCACTTGTAAATCCAAGTCCACTATTTGTTGCAAGTGTAACATCACCACTATTTGTATTTGAAGTATTTCCAATTACAGTTGCTTGAGCATCTGTTACATAATTCTTATTTGTACTTGCTGCAATATCTGCTGTAGTAGCATCAGCGCCTGAAGTAACTAGACCTTTAGCGTCATAAGTAATCTTTGTTTTAGTTGCTCCAGTTATAGCTACGTTAGGTACTACTGCGTCACCTTGAGTTATAAATGTAGACGTATGTGCTTCATTACCGTGACTTGAAGGAGTTCTAGCGTTTGATAGTCTAGAATCATTACCTTGTACGACTACCCCTGCTGTAGACTCGCCGTCAGTGGCTAATTCAACAATACCTTTTACAGTTGTAGAAGCATCAGGCTCATCTCCTGTATTAGTTCCAGAGGTATTCCCTAATAGTGTTACTTGAGCATCTGTTACATAATTCTTATTTGTACTTGCTGCAATATCAGCAGTGGTAGCATCAGCTCCCGAAGTTACTAAACCCTTAGAATCATAAGTGATTTTAGTTTTAGTAGCACCTGTTATAGCCACATTAGGTACTACTGCATTTGCTTGGGTTATAAAGGTAGAACTATGAGCCTCGTTACCATGGCTTGATGGTGTTCTAGCATTTGAAAGTCTTGAGTCATTACCTTGAACTACAACGCCTGCTGTAGATTCACCATCTGTTGCTAATTCAACAATACCTTTTACAGTCGTAGACGCATCAGGTTCATCCCCTGTATTAGTTCCACTTACAGCATTTAAAGATGTAATGTTTGAGTGTATATCAGTAGAATAAGTTCCTGATGGTTGTTTCCCCGCTAATGCATCAAACACTGCATTTTGACTTGGAGCTATGTTAGTAACACCATCTGCAATTGAATCTGCAACTTTTCCATCTGCATAAGAATTAGAAGTTGTATTTGTAGCATTATCACCACTGTTTGTACCAGAAGTATTTCCAATAACAGTTAATTGAGTATCTGTTACATAATTCTTATTTGTACTTGCTGCAATATCTGCTGTAGTAGCATCTGTTCCACTTGTGACTAAACCTTTTGCATCATAAGTAATCTTTGTTTTAGTTGCCCCAGTAATAGCAACATTTTCATCTACTTTACCATCTAATGCTGATTGTAAATCTGTTTGATTGGAAAGTGTTCCTGTTATATTTCCCCAAACTGCATCTTGCGAAGTAGATGCAATTGTAACCTCTGAACCAGAAGTTGTAAGAGATATATTAGACCCCTCTATTATCTTCAATGAACCACCAGTTGCTGAAAGTGTAACTGTATGTGAGGTTGCATCAGAAGAATGTGATAAAGATTGATTACCACTATTTGTCCCAGATGTATTCCCGATAACTATTGCCTGAGCATCAGTAACATAATTTTTATTTGTGCTTGATGCAATATCAGCAGTAGTAGCATCTGCACCTGCTGTCACTAAACCTTTGGCGTCATAAGTGATTTTAGTTTTAGTTGCTCCTGTTATTGCAACATTCGATGTGACCTTAGTGCCTAGTCCGGTATTTACTGCTGCGGAGGTAGGAACTGTAGAATCATCTGCCCCCAAAGTTGTTACAATAGTTTTAGCAGAATCTTTTATTACCTTACCAGTTGTACTATTAAATAAAGCAATCGCACTATCAGTAGAACTTGCAGGCCCTGTTACTGCACCATCGATATTGGTCTGTGCTACAGTCCAATCCGCATCGAGATTACCACTACCCGCCCTATCGACGATAGCGATAACTAAATCCCCAATTTGACATACTGTACCAGCATAGGTACCAGCGGTAATGACTCTATAAGTCCAACCTACGCTATATGTGGTTGGTAACGCAGTAATTGTACCACCAGTACCTAATGTACCTTTGAACACCATAGCATCTACTGAGCTTAGTAAGGCATCAACATATTCTTTTACTAATCTATTAGTAGGGTACTTTGATGTAGAAGTATCTAAAGTTGTATTTTCTTTATTTGCAACATTTTCAGGAGTAAATCCAAGTGCGTCCTGTTTCGCTGCTAACGCATCAAATACCGCATTTTGAGAAGGCGCAACTGTAGTAATTCCATTCACTATTGCGTCCGTCACTTTACCATCCGCATAAGAATTAGAGGTTGTATTTGTAGCATTGTCCCCTGTATTTGTTCCACTAACTAAATCTAGTGATGCTCTATTAGAATGAGTAATAGCGGTTCTTTCTGCATCAGAAACATATCTTTTATTTAAAGAATCAGTTATATCAGCAGTAGTAGCATCAGCTCCCGAAGTCACTAAACCCTTAGAGTCGTAAGTGACCTTAGTTTTAGTAGCACCTGTTATAGCGGTGTTTGGAACTACTGCATTTGCTTGTACTATAAAAGTAGAGGTATGAGCTTCATTACCATGGCTTGAAGGTGTGAATGTAGATGGTTTATTTAATATCTGAGCATCACCACTTACAGCATTCCAGTCTGAATTTACATTTTTTTCAGCCCCTACTTCTATTCCATCTAATTTTGTTATCTGAGTAGAAGTTGCATAACCATCCGCACTAGCAGTTGCTGCACCTAATTTAGTTTTAATGGTTGATTGTGTTTCATCCCCAGTATTTGTATTGCTTACTAAATCTAATGCTGCTCTATTAGAGTGAGTAATTGCTGTTCTTTCTGCATCACTAACAAATCGTTTATTTAAAGAATCTGAAATATTTGTAGTTGTAGTAGTATCTACGTTTGCAACATTTGATAAACCTACTTGTGTCTTAGTAACACTATGAGGGTTACTTGTAGAACTAATATGAGTTTGAATATTAGGATTCCCAGGTTCCTTTGAATCCCACCCCGCTTTTTCTGTTGTATTAGTAAATTTATTTGTAGTAGCAGCATCAGAAATATCATCTGCATCTAAAACAACTACACCTACTTCACCATTAACAGATTCAACCGGGTTAGATGCTTGCGGCCCCAATAAATCAACATATTCGTAATCTGTTTCATAGTCTAATTTTATACCTAGTTCAGTTCCTCTCCAATCATACTCTAGGCCAAACCCACGTGGACCCATGTCATCTATAATATCTAACTCTTCGGGAGCTTCCTCGGTAATATCAATATAAATCGAATCCGAGCTAATTACTTCTACGTCAATTGTTTCGCTCATTATATATCTCTTATGTTAATGATGTTGTTTGTTCAGGACTTAAAACAAAGTCCCCATTTAAGATTCTTATAACATCTTCCTCATCTACTAGACTAAATAGCTCTATATCATAATAAAGTGTGGTTTTCTCTGCGTAGTTTTTTCCCTTTGTAGGTATAGCAGAAGTTTTAGAGGGGAGAATATCAACGTAAATTATCCCAAGATTTTCTATAATAGATTGACCAGGGATTAGACAATCAAAACTCATTAAGGCTGTTTCATCATTAGCCTTAGTCTTAACCTGCCCTCTACACCCATATCCAGTTAAATCTTTTGGATCACCTTTAACGCCTGGAGTCGTGGACGGATTTCTTCTTGTAAGTTTTAATGTTTTTCTAGAACCTTTATCTACTAATAATTTATATACACCGGCTGCCATAATTATATCCTATGACAAACGGTAATTGAGGGCTTAAAGTCTATTTTATTAAGTAGACATACAAAGAGTTGGATTGATGACATTTAAAATCTCCAAAAAATAAAGGTAAATCATGTATATATTATCTTTAATTTCGAAGATTTTTTTTACTTCATTTCTATTGAATTTTTTGGAAAACTAAATATATTTTCTTAGTGTGCATATAAAAAAAAAGGCAACCCATATAGATTGCCTTTAAGATCTGCCATATTGCTATGGCAGATAGAAGTATAAAATATATTATACTAAGTTACGAACGTTAAGAGATGCGTAGTTGAACTGTCCACCGTCAACCATGATTTTTCCATAACGAGTCATAAGTGCCTTTCTGGGCGTAAAGTCCTCCGGATCGATAACGGTCGGAGACATTTGAACAGGCACATACGGAGCATAGAAATACCCGGATTGCATGAAGTTGTCACCTTTGTAACCGATAAGAGCTTTAGAGGTTGGGAAAAGAGCATCTTTATAGATGTCCATTTTCTTACCAAGTTTCCCGCAATAAACAATACCAAAGTTTCCAGTGTTATTGCTAATTCCAGATGGAGCAGCTTCAAACCCTTCAAGAGTTTCAAGTTTTGCAGAAATCTCAGGAGAAGTTACGACCCAGTTACCTACACCAAGTTTAGTGTATTTGTAGATCTTGTTCGCAAGTTGAACAATTCGATCTGCCATACCTTTAGCAGGGTTTGTGTAATTGAAGTCACGAGATACAGAAGAGTAATCATAAACTTCTTTAGTAGCTGCGCTTAACAAAAGGTCACGTAGAATCTCTCGGTCAATTTCAAGAGCAACTTCGTTAGAGAGAAGAGAAACAAGTTCTTTCTCAGCATCGATGTTGTGAATGATTCGCATGTCTTGTTCTGCTTCGTTTGACCATTTAGTTTTAAGTTTTCTTGTCTTAGCAGCAATAGGCTGAGAAAGAATTCTAAGGTCAACTTCAGGGAGGTCAGCTCGCGCTTCAAAATCACCTGCGGCATAAACAGTAATCTCGTCATTGAGTACAGTTCCACTAGGAATTGCAGTAGCAAAAGCAAGTGTTACTACACCGCTAGTTTTATCAATAGTGATAGTGTTTACGTCAACTTTATAGTCAACTTCACCTGTTCCAGTAGAACCAGGATCAGATACGGACATAAGGTAAGCACCCCAACCATTAGTAGTAACAGAGTTACCGCTTCCGAGTTGGTCAAGGAAAGTTTTGTTCTTTGCAAGGTCATCAGTAGAAAGTAATGCAGTTGCAGACAATCTATTACCAGCGATAGAAAGAGTTCTAAGGTCCAATTCAAGCTCTTCAGAAGAGTAGTATGGGTCATATACGAAGTTTTCGTATGCTTGTGGGTTAATCCCTAAGAATTCGTTACCAGCGCTAGTTCTACCTTTGTTAGTTGAGTAGAAATATCGTAGATAGAAAACAAGAGAAGAAGGTGTAGTCATAGGCTGAACACCTACGAGCTTATTAGCAACAAGAGCAGGATAAAAACGTCGTACAATCGGAAGAAGTACTCGTTCGGGTCCGGCGATATCGCCTGTTACAGTTGCTTCAGAAAGAATGCCGTTAGAAACACGGTCTTTCGAGCATTGATCAAGTTGGTTTTCAAGAAGAATAGCACATACGCTTCTTTCATACCCTTTTAGGTTACCAAGTAATGGTGCCCATTTTTTTTCGTACATTTCAGCAAGCTGACCAAACTCAGCTACTTTTTGTGATGCGTCCATAGGAAAAATCCTCCAAATATTATTATTAAATTATTCTAACCCGGCAAGAGCTTTAAGTCTGCCAAGTGCGTCTGTCTTTATTTCAACACGTTTAAAATCTTCTGTAAGAATATCATAATCTACATCAGATTCAGTTTTAAGACTCTCTCTAATTGACTTTTTAGGAGCCGCAGGAACACTTACTTTTTGTTCTTCAGTTAAAACTTTTTCTTTTTTAACTTCAGGATTCTTAATAGGTGCAACCTGTACTGGTTTTTCTTCCGGTACATTAGAAGCGGATTCAGAAATATTTGCCAATTTAGTCTTATTTTTTTGTTCTAATTCGTTAGTAAGAGTGGTTTTAACATCTTTAAGCAATTTTATGTTTTGCTGAAAAATTTCAACCATCTGGTCTTCGTCTTTTGCTTCGCTCAAAATACTTACAAAATGAGGTTTAATAGACTCAGGTAAAGTAGCAGTTAGTTGTTCTAACTTTGATTTTTTCTTAAAGTTAATGATATACTCTGCTTGTTCTTTTATAACTTTTTTAAGTTCTTTAACATCGTTCATTACAGAATTAGTGTATTCACCTTCTACAAAAGCAGGTGCTACTACTTCTTTAACTTTAGATAACATTTGAAACTCATCGCTCTCAAGAAGTTTTTCTCGAACAGAATCTTCAATTTCTTCATATAAATCTTTTACAATAGAAATTACTCGTTTTGAAGCATCTGCTTTAATTTTATTAACTTCTTCAGTAAGTTTAGAGCTGTAGTCTGATTGTAAAGAAGATTCTAGCTCATCTTCAATCTTCTCTTTCCATTCTACAAGTTTTTCTTGAAGAACTTCTTGCTCATCGTCAGAAAGAATTAAATCTTTTCCGTCTTCTGTAATCTTAGAAGAAGACTCTTTAAGAGTTGCTATTTTAGTTTCGTAATCTTTCTTTATATCCTCTATTTTCATAGAAACTAAAGAATCAATTTTAGAAACAAGTTCTTTCTCTTGTTCCTCTGTAAGAATAATATCACCTAATAGTCCTGACATTTGTTACCCCTTATATGACTTGTGAAGATTTTTAAACTTCTCTACTAATTCAGTCATTGTTTCAATAGTAGTTTCCATTTCTGATATGATGTCATCCTCAGATTCTTCTTCATCTTCTTCAGACATGTCTTCGTCAAAAGGATCTTCTTCGGAAGATATGTCATCCATATCAATTTCCTCTAAACCTTCAACGTCGTTCTCTTCTGGAAATTCTGATTCTTCCTCATAGCTAGAGAGGTCTTCAATATCATCATCCTCATCTATATCTGCACTTTCAAACAACTTTTTACTATTTTCTCCCTTAGAAGAAGCCTCTGTAAAAAATGGTTGTTGTAGAGCTTGTAATCTTTTATATGCTTCAAATTGTCTCATTATTTAATCCTTGGTGAGTTTCAATATTAATTCAAATCAAACAAAATGTCTGATGTTATTATCTTTATTTTTTATTTTTTTTTTCATTTTTTTTATTTTTTTTTGCAAACTTCTTTTGTATCGCCAATAGTACGTGATTTAGTTGGCTTCCCAATTTCACCTTTTTTACAAGGTTTCTCTGTTTTACCACTATTATCTTTAGCACCTTTTTTACAAGGACTACCTATTGCGTCTACTGATTCAGGGGTTACTGTTATCCAAGGCATCTTATTTTACTCCAAATATGTCAGCTAATGTTCTTTGTTTTAAACCGGATTTATTAAATAAATTACCATCTAAGATTTTCTCTAAAGATGATTGTTTATTTCTTTGTATAGTTTCTCCATATGTACCTTTATCCATGTTCCAAGATATAGACTCTACAAGAGAAAGCCAGGAAGAGTAGTTAGAGGGTTGTGCTACAACGTCCCAAGTAAGAAGCATAAAATCTTCTTGAACAACTTGGAATCCTTCTCTATCAGAAACTGTTGATCCACCTGCTCTTGAAGAAATACCAATGGCAACCTTATTATTAACGAGACCCATTAATAGGTCTCCTGCGGGTGTTCCTGTTAATATTTCTATTTTGCCAACAACATTATTATCTTCTATCTGAGCTTCTGTAATAAGGTGGGATACTTTGTCCAAGTGAATTTTTAAATCAGACGGATGATCTAACTCCCCAAGAAGTTTTCTAGACCTTATGTCAGGGTATAATTTATTAAGTTCTCTTTCTAAGAGGGGTGTTGGGTATTTTCTTTTATTTTTATTGCCTACCCAACCAGAACTTAAAATTCCTCGTAGTGACTTTGTTTTTCTTCCATTAACTTCAGAGTCTTCCATCAAGTAGTCAAACTCTGTAAGCATATTAAGAGGTGTGTATTGCTTATCCATAATATTTATACCCCAGATAATAGTTTAAGTCTATTAAGAGCAATTTCTTCTTTACTTTCTTTTAACAGTTGTAATTCAGATTGTTCTTTTTTGACTTGAGGTTTTTTACTTATTGGCTGAATATGTTTTTTCTTTTCGACGCTTTCTTTAATAACAACTTTTCTTTGTAAAGAATAGTAAATATTATCCAACATACCTCTCAAATCCTCAATCCGAAGTTTTTGAAATATTTTTAAAATCATATCTAAATTGTAAACTTCTGGTTGATTGGAAATATTGGAGCACATAGTAGAAGGCATTATAGCAAAGTTTTCTTCTAACGACTCTCCTTCTCCATACATTTCCAATATCTTCTTTTTTAAAATACTATAACCTTTATCGAGAGCAGTAACTTTCTCCGCTCTTGTAAGTTTATCCAAAGAAGGGTAAATAGTGTTAGTGTCAACTTCTATCTCTCCTTTTCTCTTTGCATTATCTCCAGGCTCTCCTGGTATTTCGTTAGGAGAAGATAGGGCAGCCACTATATGAGACGCTACTTTTCCAAGAGCAGATTCTACAGAATTAGAAGGTTGAGCATCACATGATTCATCATCACATTTTGTAACTTCAACTTCTACTTGCACTTCTTTCTCTTCTGTCTCATCTTCCTCTTCTTTGTCTGCATCTTCTTCTTCAATTTCTACTTTTAATTTCTTCTTTTCTTCTTTCGCTTCTTTAAGAAGAGAATTAACAAATTTGCTATTTTCTAAACTCATGTTGTTCCCCGGTTATTAATAATTATCTAAAGGAGTTGTCTCATTGGTCTCTGGGGCAGGGAGCTCTTCACCAGCAGGGGCTTCCGCACCTGGTTCTGTAACTTCTTCAGCACCTTCTTCAGGGACAACCTCTCCTTCTTCTCCCGCAGGGGACTCTTGTTCAGTATTTGATGCAACTTGTTGAGTAATATCAAAAAGATCTGTGAAAATTTCTGCAAGTCTGTCTTCTGTAAAATTACCAGATTCTCGCATATCTCTAAGTTCTTTAATTAAGTTTGCAAGCTCGTTATTTTCTTGATTTCCATTCCAAAAAATATTTTCTATAACAGTAAGAAGTGCGCTTATTATAGACATTTCTTTTTCTGCCTGTGGCTCTAATTGATCATCAGTAGGAATTTCTGCTGATTGATCTTCTTCAGGAGCTGCTCCCATGTCTTGAGCTGCATCTTGCATTTCATCTTCCCCTGATACATCTGTCGCTTCTGGTGGTAGGTCTCCAGCAGTTGTAGCATCATTTCTAGAAGCATCTGCATCTTCTGGCGCCTCTGTTAGAAGAGACCAAGTGAGCATACTTCCCTTGTTCTTAGAAATACCTTCTTCTAAAACTTTCATTTTGTCTAAAAGACCTTTTGTACCGGATATAGCCATAATAGTTTTATTTAGCATTTCTTCTAACTCTGATTCTGCTAATAAAGTAATGTTTTTATATCTCTCAAGAAACACGGGGAGTTTACTTGAATTATCAAGAGCCTCTTGTAGTCTTGCTCTAAAATCTTTATCTTTCCAAAGTTTTTTTGCAATTAAACTAGATTTCTTAAATCCAATAGTCGTATACTTCGCAACTTGAGGTGTAGTATTCTTATCAATAACTTTTTTATTTCTAAAAATTTTACCGCAACCTTTTACAAAATCAAACTTCTCATAAATAAGAGGGGTTTTATTTGTGTTCTCGAACTCAGTTATAAACTTTTTGAAAAACTCATTTTCATTTAAAGTTGAAATAACTTCTTTTGCTTTCTTTAAATTGTTAATTCTTAGTTTCTTTCCAGAGGAAATTTTAGCAACAGGAGATTTTTCTTTAAGAAGAGAATCAAGAGTATTCTTAATTCTATTATAAGGAGTAACAGTTTCTGTGATAAATCCACGGATAGATTTTGCAAGCTTTTTAACTTGGTCTTCATACTTTCCTTCGAAAAGTTGATTGACACTTTCTTTAAGTAAGTCGATATTCTTATCATCTTTAACTTTCATCTCTTCCATGTTTTCAAAAGAAACATAGTCTGAGTCCACAGAATATGTAGCATAGTAAAATTTCTTATCCACGCTCTCCATAATCAAACTTTTTGTTTCAGGGAAAGTAGCCAAAAGTTTTGCATTTTTAACCTTTGAGAAAGCCTCCTGTAAAATAAAAGTCTCTGACTGTTTTAAAATATTTATAAATTCATTATCAGAAATAGTTCGCATCTGAAATCTCCTACATATTAATTATTTTCTGTTAGTATCCCGGTATCTTCCATATAATCGACTATACCGTCTATTTCGTTCATTAGATTAAGCAAGGAATATCTATTCTCCTCTCTTATCATCTTCTCCATATTATCTTTATTTTCGAAAATATTTTTTTCATTTTTAAATTTTTCGAAGGTTTCCATGAGCTCTGCGTACCTTTTTACCCTATATTCTAGTACTTTATGCTGTGAATCATCTATATGGTTCTCTACAAGCATTGTGTCTATTTTGTTAAGAGCTACAGATTCAATCGCCATATCTCCGCCTGCGTCCCCGCCAGGAACTTCGGGAGCCTCTGCTGCTCCGCCACTTGTAAGGGCGTCCAAAGCTCCCATGTCAGTTTCAGCTCCGGGAGGAACATCCCCCGCGCCACCTTCTTCGCTTGGAGGTGGTCCTGACTCAGCCCCTCCACCAAAGAGATCTCCCATTCCGCCGCCGCCTGGGGCTCCACCCCCAGCACCGCCAGGAGCCTTATCCCCTCCGCCTTGTTGCATTTTCATAAGCTCTAACAGATTCTCCGCCTCTTCAATAGGTAGACCAAATATTACTGTTAAAATCCATATGTCAGGAAATAAGTTTGTTCCTTTTGCAGAAGAAATAGCATTAAATCTAGCAGTCATAAACTCTAAATCTGCTTGCTTTTTAATATTAGACGCGGGGGTTAGTTTTATTACAAACTCTTTTATCTTCTCTGCGGAGAACTTCTTAAGAATTAGGTGAACAATTGCTACTTTTTCAAGACCTCTCGTGTAAAATCGTCCAATTCTTTCGATCAATCTTGCAAATCTAACGTCAATAAGAGCTAGGTTTGATTTTGATAAAGAAGCGTCTTCACTAAAAAATTGTAATGGGATTTTGAGAGCAAAAAAGAACTTCTTTTTAAAATATAGAACATCATCTATTTCTCCTAAGTTGGAAGCTCCAGCTAATTGTTGAACCGTATTATTTGTTTTACCTGCAAAGGTAGGTATGAAATAATCTTCTGATATAGAAATAGGATTTACTTCATAGTTCAATTTACCAGTAGATGAATTAAAATTACTTTTTTTTCTCATGCTTTGTCGCACTAACTCGGTATACTTCATACCATCAACGGGACCTAACTCACCACAGTCAATGTTCCAAACTCTCTTTTCTGATGCTCTCGAATACCTATAAACAAGCATGGCATCTTCCATCATATTAAGATGTCTAATAGTTCTTCGAGAGGATTCGAGGATCGATTTTCCATACGGAGTAAATCTAGCGTCTTCAATTCTAAAATGAACAATCCTGAATGGTGTTATGGTTCCACCATCAGAAAATTTATCATCATCATAAATGGTTGTCCCATGGTCTTCTGATTGGTATTTTACTTTAGTGAATTTAATAATTCTATTTTTTTCTTCTATTCTTTGAATAGAAGCTGGGTCGATATAGTTCAAGTACAAAACACCTGGATCTTTTTTATTAAGAACTATTTCTTCAAATCTATTACCATACATACACATACTACGAACTTTATCCCAAGAGGTGTCATCTATCTTTAAAATTTGAAAGAATAGCTTCTCTAGCTCATCTTTCACATCTTTATGCTTGGTTTCTATTTTTGCTATGTGCCCATTGTCCCCAATTTGAATAACCTCATCTGCTAAAAGGTCTAAGGCAGCAGATACTTCGGCCGTCCCTTCCATATTCTCGAACTCTCGGTATCTTTCAATAATAGAAGTGTTAAAATTAGAGTTTAAAGAACCCTCGGCATTTGTTAAATTATTGATAGATAGCTTATCAATATTATTCTTCTCACTGTTCTCATATCCTGTCAGAACTCTATCATCTGCCCCGGTATTTATTTCAGTTCCAAAAAATCCTTTTTGATTTATATAACTCTGTAATTCTTTAAAAATAGTACCGTCAATAGAATTTTTATTCTCTGTTTGACTATTGCTTAAGTTTGTGTATGTTGGCATTTTTTATCCTAAAACAAAATATTCTGGTCTTCTAATAACTACGTCTTAACGTCTGTCCAATTCTCGTCATCTTCATCATCATATCTAAGGATAGGGATAAGTGGGGCAAACATTGAATCGGATTCATCTATCGTTAAATTATCTTTAATTTTCTTCTGAGTTTTTTCACTAAATAAATCATAGTTATCATTATAGAATGATACAATTTCTGATTCCTGGAATAACTTCCATACTTTTTCTTCTACTAATTTTTGATCATCTTTTAAAGGTCTAACACTGAAAACTGACTGTCCTAAGTCCATTAACACTTCTCTTAAATGACAATAGATGCCCAAAGCTATAACTAAGTCATCATTGGCTCCTGCCGAAGCCTTCGCCTTCCCAGTTCGATCTTCCCAAATAAAACATAATAACTCATCTATTGTTCTTTTACTATTTATTTTTACTCTATCATTTTGGAAACAATCAATTAAATCATTCACAAGAAGAGGTCTTGTTTTAGTGGAGGTTACCCAACCATAATCTCGATATGCTGCTTGCTTTCTCTTTCTTTTATAAATATGAGATGTGGGATATTTCAGTGTCTTAAATATATGAGACATCACAGCAAGTCCTGGATTATTTATCTCTATTACTAACGTAGCAAGCCCGTAGTAATACCCTACTTTTACTAATACAGTCGCATAGTCAGGCGTATCCATTTTCTTTTTATACTCGGCAACTTGTTCGTAAGTTTCTAAATCAAATACATGGAATGAGGAATAACTTTTAGAACCCGCCCCACAATCGGCAGTTATGGCGTATCTACCGCCTTCTTTTGGTTGTTTAAATATATGTAAATCATTTAAGACTTCTGTCTTTTTTGTTTCATAACTCACAATAGAGTGAGAGATAGGGTCTATTACTTTATAATTAAGAAGTTTTTCCTTATCTAAAACCGTGTCGCCTGCCACAAGCCACTTCTTACACACCTCTTGTAAGAAGATGTCTCTTGCTGTATTTTTAAATGCACCGTCTAGCCAAGCGGGATTCGTGATGTACTCGGGGACTTCCCACCAATCTACCCCAATTAAATTAAAATCTGTATTTCCTTCCTCGGTTTGAGTAAGCATATTGTAATACCACTCACCCTTGCCCATATTGCCATTTCTTGTAGATATGATAATAACTTTAGATTTGTCTGACTTAGCAATAGCATAGTAGGACCCTGCCCACATTTTCTTCATTCCCTCGATAAATGCAGCTTCATCAAAAACTAAGATGGATAGGGACCCCGAACGAGACCCCTCTTCTTTTCGAGGTAATGATTTAACAGAGGAGCCATTTCCTAACGATAATCTATGAGCATTTGTAGGCGGAACACTTCCAAAATGAGGGATTCGTCTGAACCACTCAGGTAGATTATCGTAGGTTCCTTTTAATTTCTCTAAAAAGGATTTTGAAACTTCATCATCTGTTGATATTATCTCTATAAGTTGATCTTTGAAAAATAGTAGTTTATGCAGTAGTAGAGCTTGGGTTGCTATTGAAAATCCAACCTGCCTACATTTATCAGAAATAATATACTTACTTCTCATAAACTCATAATAATAATTCTGTTGATATAAGTACGGATTGTAATTCAAAAACCCTTCGGTTTGATCTTTTATTTTAAGGTGTCTACAGAAATAAAGAATATTTTTCTTACAGAGTCTAATTTCTTCTTTTAGCCAAATCTCTGAACCAACTGGGTGAGGGTTTATAGAGACATCTAAGTCTTCTAAAGATAAATTTTGATATACTTTTTTTCGAGCTCTTTCTAAACCAAGGAAATATTCATCTTGAACTAACTCATTACAAAATTTGTGTTCTTTAGCTTTTGCGTAAAGTTTATCATAGTCTAATTGATAATAGTCAAAATAAGATATCAAATTGCGTACCCACTAGGAAATTTTTTATAAAAAAGTAAGGGTTTTACCCCTTACTTTTACCCAATTACAGGACTCTAGAAGCAGTCGCAGATGCGGTTACTGCATAAAATGCGATAACATCTGAGTCTACCATAAAAGCTGTACCTGCTTCTCGGCCTTGAGCTGCGATTCCAGAAGAAACTGCATCGTAGACATTGAGCGCAACAAAAGGTGTTACTTTTTGAGCAATAGCTTTTGCTGATTGGTCTCTTTGTCCGGTGATACCGTCTCCAGTTTCGTATGCTGCTCCGAGAGCGGGGCTTTTGGGATTAGAATAAGATCGTGCCATGGCAATTCTCCTCCATAAAATTATTTCGCTTTTAGCGTAATATTACATATTATCTTTAATAAACTTATTTTTTTTGTTTTTTTTTCTTATAACGGTTTTTTAACAGCGTTTAAAACTTGCTCGGTTAAATAAGAGTCCGTCATCATTTCTTTTGTTATGACTTTAAAAATCCAACCACGGATAACACAAAACCTTTCTGCGGCTTCGAATTTCTTTAAATTCATTCGTGTTTTTAATTGATTCTTAGGTTTAATTTCTATTAGTAAGTTCCCATTAATGAGTAAGTCAGGGTAATATCTTTTACTTTTTCCAAAAAGAACATATGGTATTACAATACACTCGGCTTCCCATCTTTTTACAAGTGGGCAATTGTCTAGCCATTGATATACTTTTAATTCCCAGGAAGACTTAAACTTACATAGTTTAGATGCTTTGGGGCTTCTGTACACACCTTGGAGCCAATTATTTTTTTGTGTTACTTGGAGTACTTTTCCTTCCATGATTATTCTTGATTTTTCTTTATCTTATCCATTACCGAGTTTGCGGGAGTATCTTCATCAAAGATATCCAAACCAATAGAGGAGAAATCAGTGGACGTATTCTTAACAGGTGCGTTTTCTGCAACAATCTTAGCTAGTTGTACTAATTTGTCAGAACTAGTCTGTATGGCCTTCTGAGCCTCTGTGAGAGCTGTAAACATAGCCGCTCCCTTCTTATCAGAAGTTCTAACTATGTTTTGAATATTTTGAAAGTTTAAAACGGCTCTCTTTCTATCTTCCATTAGAAGTTCATAAACTCTTTTAACAACATCATTAGACTCAAAGGTTTTCGGTAAGGAGAAGTCCCCGACAATATCTTCAAAACTCATATTAGCATCTATGCTGTGAAACTCCCCGTCATCGTCATCAATAAGAGCTGGTTTAATCAAATCTGTTCTTCTCATGTGGTGCTACCTTATAATTTTAAATGTTTATTACTTTTGAACTCGTTTATCGTTGGATGTATCTCTTGTATTTTCAATGCAAGTTTCTTTACTTTTTTATCTAAGGTAATATTTTCAGGCTTTAGAATATTATCACCATAAATAAAGCAGCTATAGTACTCTATGTTCTTATGTTCTTTTTTCGCCCCATCTACGTGAAAGGAGTAGCTTTTTTCTCTCCCATGCAGTACAACAGCAAACCATCCTAACTCTTGGATAACGCCTTCAACCTCAATTTTCTCTTTTGGAATAGATAAACCATATTTCGAGTGAATCCAATCATAATTGTTCTTTATATAATCTTCTAGAGAATCACCAATCTTAGCGTCTGTAAAAAGCTCTAGCCTATTATTTGCCCACATTTTTTTTACAATAGACTTATTTTCCTGAGAAACAGAAACCTTTTCAATATACTCATTTAATAACATAGAATCCCTCATAAAAGAGGATGTTTGCCATGTATATAATACTTATGGAACAAAACAGAACTATCCTCTATTTCTTTTAAAACTTTTCGAATATAAGAATGAGTTACACCAAAACTTTTAGTATAATTAATAAATTCCTTTTTATTAAAACTATTAGCCTGAATTCCTATATACCTCTTAAGTAACTTTATTATTTTCAATTTTTTTGGAACAGAATGGAATAAGCAATACTCTAGATACTTGAAAAACTCAGGTATATCATGAGCATCCAGGCAAGACAGGATAACGTCCCAATCCGAAGTTTTTGCATGTTGCATATCCTGGATAGTGGTGGTCTCTGAGAAATAATTTCTTTTTTTATATTTACTTTCTTTTAAAGTTATGAATAATAGGTGCTTTTTTACTACATTTGAGAAGAACTTATGAGCAAGATTTGATTTGTGTTTCCATTTTATTGGGTCGAAACTTTCTATTGCTTTTAAACAGGCGCAAGCAGCCTCCCCTTGTAAATCCTCTAGTGCAGCGAATCTCCAAAACCGATATAAGTTTATAATAGCGTTTATAATAAGCTGAATATCTACCATTGCCAAATTTCTATACGTAATATCCCCTGTTATCTTATACTGAGCAAGAAGATTTTCTACCTTCCGACTATCGAAATAATTTTTACTTCTTACTTTTTCATCCATGCGTTAATTCCTTATAGTATTAAACTACGTTATGTGTGGCTAATAAAGAATGCCAAGGATTCCGATATTGTTTTGTTGCTGATATTATCATTAAGCTTATCTTCGCTATTCTCCGTATCTTCTATATTTTTCTCAAGTTCCTCAATGCTCCCATTTACACCTGGGTATGAGTATTTTATAAAATGTCTTTGCACTTTATTTTTAGCACCGGATAGATTATTAATTATAGATAATTGAAATGGCTTACCTTTAACCTGAATTGTGAAGTTATTTATTTTTTTTAATAGCTCATGTGCTTTATCTTCTGTATCAATACCTAATTCTTTGATAATTTTAAAAATACCTACGACCTCTGCTCCAGACCTGAAATAGTTATCGATTAAATTATCTTTTTCATAATCTTTCGACTTTATCTCCTCTCCTATACTTACCGTTATCGTATATATTCTTTCTTGTTTTTCTTGTAACTGTTCTAGTAAACTTTTAAAAAATTTCATAATTTAATCCTCTTCTGTCCAATTTGCGCAACAATTTTCTACGGGAAGCTCTTTAAAAGCTCCCTCACATGTACATTTTGTTTCATTAAGATACAGACAATTCTGACAACACCATTCTTCTCTTGGGTGATAAGTAACATCAAACAATTGGTCTATATCTTTCAAGACGGACAAATCCTGCCCGTCTTCTCTATTATACTTTAAAATAAACTGATTTTTCCCACGAGAAATACTTTTTATAGGGTATGGGAGATAAAAGTTTTCTATAAAATCATTAAGGTGTCTATAAAAAGAGTAAGTCTCATCTAAGAAATAATCTTGAAAAGCACATATGAAAAAATACTGAGTGATGTTGTCTGCACTTACTACGTGCTTTATTTTAACACCTACTTGAAGAACTTTCATTCTTGACCTGTTACCGTTTCAGAAAATTTATTATCTTCTGCTTTTATTTTGTCTATGAACTTCTTATAATCAGACAAAGTAGTTAGCATTCCATCTGGAATAACATCTCGACCATTAAAAATATGATCCTCAACTATTGTCTCGAAATCTGACAAATCTAACTCATCGAAAAAAGATATTAAGTTATTATACCTATAAAAATCAGATTCAGTAAAGTTTACAACTTTCCCCTGTAGTTTGAAAAAGTGAGTAAGACATACATATAGCTGGCTATCTGTATTTTTCTCCATTATATATCCAATAATTCATCCGAATTTATATTTGATACTTTTTTAGATTTATTTTCTTTTTTTAGGCCTTTGATTTGGTCTTGTACCTCTTTTAGTCTTTGACCAAGTAAAGTATCGGGGAGCGGTAGTCCATTTATTAAAATATAACAAGCATCTTGCCCATCCTCGCAGTCTGACTCTGCAACGATTTTAAAGTAAGGCACCCACATATTTAATTTCTCCAATACAGAGATTGTTATAGGTTTTTTTGTTTTAAAAAGAACAATTGCTTTTTTACCCTTAGATAAATCGAAATCTATAGATAAGCTATCGGGACCATTCTTTAGACTTAGTTCAAATATATTTAGAAATCCATGGTATTGTTTGTCTGGATATACAATTCTTTTAAACTCTTCTTTGTCTAAAGATTTTAAACCATTTAACTTGGGATTACCTCTGAAGCTATCGAAATCGAACATTTTAATGCAAGCATCTACAATCTTGCTATTTACATCATACCATGTGAAGCCACCACCTTTCCCAAGATGCTTCTGATAATCATCATTATTCACTATAACAGCAGTTATTAAACCATTCTCAATGTAATCTGTATTTATTTTTTGTAACAAAGCCAATGCATTTGAGCACGACGGATTGCCCTCTAGAGATAAAGGAAGAATCATTGTTGTTTTAACAGTAATGTTCATCTGCAATAAGATGTCTATAATGAAAGGTAACGATCCAGACCCTGTTCCACCGCCAAGACCCGCAAAAATATTAACTTCATCTACTTCTGTGTCATCCAATAGAACTTGTTTCAAAAAATCTTGAACCTTATCCCTTACCTCAGAGAAAATCTCAACTGTTTTTTTGGGATTCCTACCTGACCCTTCACCCTTTCCTACTACTAATTTAATAGCAGAGGGTTCGGTTATCTTATTAAGATCGTCCTTTGCAGTATTTAAAAGTATCAATTTATATTTTCTACGAGTTTTGTTAAAATATTGTACCGCGACGTTACAACCTGACTCACCTAATCCAATAATGGCTTCCATATATATTCCTTATCAAAAGACGCACTTTCTAGTGCGTCTTCATCTTTTTTAATTACGATATTAGTCGAATAAGTTTAAATAATCTAAAACATTGTCTGATTTTTTTGATTCTACTAAGGATGCTTCAATATCCAGTATAACAGAGCTCAGTTGAACGTTATTGAGGTCTCTCTTTCTACTAGCGTCAAAAAGCTGTGAGATTACCTTTTTGATAGACAAAAGGTCAGGAAAAACACTGGCATATAAGCTATTTATCGCTCGTAAATATGCCCTACAAAAATCCTCAAAAAATTGTTTATTTGAAAAATTTAGATTTTTTGAGTTCATAGCTTTTTTACTTTTAAAAAAACTATCTAGCTTCTTTTTATTTAATCCAAAAGAATCTACGTCTGTTGCAAGTATTTCACGCACAGCGTCGCCCATTTGTATAACATAGGTTCCTTCCGAATTTTTAGATATTTGCGTTATACTAACTGTATCTAAAGCTTCATCCTCTAGTAATTTAGCAACCCTTAGAAAAAAACTACCGATCTTATTTTGTTTTTTATCTACTATTAGCTTATATAACTCCATTGTATCACTTGCATAAATAGATTGTATAAAGCTAGATAGAGTCATATTTATCTGTGCAACACCCTCTCCTCCAGTTGCTTTTATTTTCTTTAAAAATGCATCACTAATTATTGTGCATACATTATTAGGAGACATGGATTTATTCTTATCATCGTATGCATTAGAAAATGGCTTTACATTTATAGAATCTAGAAAAGCTGCGAATACTTCTCTAGACACCTTACTTCCAGAAAATATCATATCCTTTATAGAGGAATTAGTAATCGTTTGACCTTTAGTATTTATAATTCTGTATTTATCCACAAACTTCATTATTGCATAGACTAAGGGAGATCTAGAATCCACATTGATATCTCTGGTGGAGATGTCATATTTTTTTATCTGCGAAGTAAAGTCTTTAGCTTTTTTTTGTAACGTTGTATCGTTTAAGTAACTAAGAAAAGTTTCATTTTTAGATATTGACTTTTTAGAAATATAATTTGCTCTCTGAAGACTCGGTTGAAGCTTTGACTGTTCTTCTACACTGCTATTGTATATATTCACAAATTCTGTAAACATTTTATTTAAGGTAGAGTAAGGAAGCCCATACATTATATAGAAAGAATAAGAAGCGAACCACTCTTCTAAACTTACAAGACTTATAGCATCCTTTGATAAAATGGAGCTATATTTTTGTGTATCTCCAATGATATCCCGAGCGCCATTTATAATACCTTTTATTTGTGCATCTGTTAGTATCAAGTTTCGATGCTGTGAACTAGGTACCATGCCTTTTTGAGTTTTATATATAACCGGGACGGCTCCCACTGCCGCATCAGCAGTTAGAGGAAGGGGCATCTCTAGAAGGATTGCGTCGTCCTGAGATATAGAGAGGTCTTCTGAAAGAACATTATCCTTTATAACTTTTCTTATCTGTTTAAATAGATTTTCTATATCCAATTCTTGATTCATGCTCTTTACTGTTTGGAAAGAATTACCACTTTCAGAAAGAAAGTTTCTTAGGACTCCCTCACAGTAATCAACATCTGACAGTAAAGTAGATTGAATTCTATTGTAAATCTTATTTACTCTGTCTCTCTGATACTCAGAGGAATTATCTAATTCTTCCGCATCATCTTCAGGTGTCAGTACATCTACTAGGTCTGAATCTGTTGTTATCATTGGATCTTTAATTTTTAAACAAGTAGACAATAGTACAGAATATGTATTACTAACGCGAGAATACTTATATAGACCATCTCCCTCTTTATTTTTAGTAATATAAGTGTCCAATAAAGACCTGAGCTTTTGAAAATACTTTTTAATATTTTCTTCTTTGAAAATAAAATCCTCATCCTCTATTGCCATAATCCTAGATTTTTTTGCAGACTGCTCTTTAATTAACATCTCTACTGGTAGTAAAGAACCTAGGTGTGACATATAAGACTCAAAGTATTGAGAAAGATCTGTTTTTTTCCTCTCTCCAATAAAGTCATTATAAAAATTTAAAACAGAGTTAATTTCTGCTACCGGGTTAGTTATTATAAGACCTGCTTCAACTTGCCCATCATTTTTATTGTCATTTATACTTCTATACTTATTAAAGTTATAGACATTCCCCCAACCACCCTTCGAAGTTCCATCATAGTAGAAAAATGAAGAATCTCTAATTTCTAATGGTAGAAAATAACTTCCTTCCGCAGTCTTTAATGTTTCAACCGTATCTATAGCATAAATAGCAGTGTATGTTTTACCTTCATACGTAACCTTTGGAGGATTCCCAGCAACACCTAAATCACTATATTTTACCATTATAGCGCCAGCCTGCGTAAATCCATCACTAAGCTTTATCGAAGTATCAGTATATTTGTCATTTAAAACCATATTAGCATATTGCAGCTTTCCGTTATACTGAAGATGGTCTACCTGATTATTATCCCCATCTATTATCCTACTTAGACCACTTTCACCCTTTTTTACTAACTTTGGCATATAAGAGTAATGAGGTAATTGATAATAGTGAAAATAGTTAATTATGTTGTCTATATTATCAACAGAGATTTTATATGAACCATCTCTCCCTTGTATTTCTATAACGTCGCTGCCTTCAAACAGGCTGGTTAGATATTCTGCTGCTTCTTTTGGTTGTTTTATAACATCATCAGGATACAGCACATGATAAAGAGTTTCCGGAAGAACTTCCTCGTCCTTAGTATATGTAAGTTCCTTACCATTTTTTTTAATAATATTTAAGCTTTTTGATATTTTACCGCCTAATAGCCTTTTGTGCATAAAAGCATAGAATAATATCTCGTTTATTACTTGTGCAAAAACAAAAGCATTATACTGAAGATCTACTTTATCTATATTTTTCTTTTCTTGTTCTGATATATTATTGAATATATCTACTATTCTTTGATCTCGTCCTATGACTATATTCTCTACTTCAGTGTCCTCTAATTGTTTTATAAAAGGATCTAAAGAATAGTTCAGTATATCTTGGAAATTTTTATGACCTATTATATTCCCTTCATAAAATTGATTAAAAAGTGTTGATATTTCCTCTCTATTTTGACTTCTAACTCCATATGACGCCCTCTGCTCTTTTGTTTTTATTACAAGAGGCAGACTAATATTTAAAATAGGGTTACCTTCCTCATCAAAGTCTGTTTCTTCAATAGCAACATCAGGAAGAGGTTTGTAGGAATGTATAAAGGGAAGAAGTATTACCAGTATTTTTTTCTTCGCTTCATCATTTAAAGTAGAGGAAAATTTAGGTTGAAGAACTTGATTAATCCATTCGAAAATACCATGCTCATTTTGTGGTGTGTGTTTCGCATTACTTAATTCACTGATGCCTAGTAATTTTTTCACTATAAGAGCAAGGGACATAACATCACAAGGGGGTTGCCCATAAGACATGTAATATCTCTTAGCATCATCTCTCGCAGCCACACCCACTATGTTTTTTGGGTCGCTATATCTTGAGTCAGCACTCTTCGCCTCTTGTAGATCACATTTCTTTATAACTTCAGATGCAATGTCTAATAAATAAGCCATATTATTTTTCCTTTTTCTTAGTCTTCCCAAGCAAATAAAAAGACCACTCTTTATCTTCTAAACTTTTTACATTGTGTGGCATGTCCGTCTCATACCTTAGAAAATTTAAAAAATCTTCTTTTGTATATAACGAAAATAGATGCATTCTACTAGCCTCTACTTCATAATACGGAACCTCTATAACTTGCTCGCTGTCCTTATGCTCATAAAATGCTTTACACTTTATCACATCTTTTTTATCGAATCTTATATCAAATAATTTAAAAAACTTTTTAATTTCAGAACTTTTTATAGTTCCCTCTTTGTCTTGAACTTTAATAGAAAAAGGAGATGGCTCTTCTACATTCTTAAATCGTAGCTTTAAAAATTCATTTAAAATCATACTTCTTCTTTGTGTGGTAAATAACTTCTTATATCTGTATTTGAGCTACTTAAAAATCGAACCCATCTTACATTTCCATTCTCAATGTACCCAATATTACTGTCTTGAATAATAAAAGAACCTTCTTTAATATCCCTAAACTTTTCATCCATTATTTTTACTAATTTAGTGAAATTAGTAAAACTATAGAACTTCTTATCTAATAACCTATTTTTCAGATAATCATCCATAAACCTGTAAAACTTTCTCCGAATAACTTCCTCATCTTGGTTATTCTCGGCAATTAATTTCTTGTAAAGTTGTTTCTTAAAATTCAAAAACGGTTCTGTCTTTATGATTATTTCATAGGAAGTAGCTATCAATTTTTAATCCTTATCTTGAACACTTTCCCCTTTGTCTAATTCTTTGCGAAAGTCTTCTTTGTATGTATATTCTAACGCTTCGTATACACTATCCCGATAAGAGCTTATCTGTCTGTTTCTTTCTTTTACAAACGCTTCACCTTCTTTATTGCTAAGAAAGTTCCAAGGATTAGTTTTTACGTCTTCTATAAATACGCTGTCTTTTATCATTTTTTAGTTCTCCAATTTATATTTGTTAAATAAATCTGTAATTATCGTCCTGAATAGGCTCTAATCCAAGTTTATCAAACATGATGTCCTCTACTGTGCTATCTATCTCTTCTAGGTACTCTGATTCCACTGTTTTTTTTATACTTTTTTCCTGGTCTCGCATAAACTTAGGTTTATTTCCAACAAACTCAGGGATATGTGATTTCTTATTAGGGTCCGTATTTTTAATGAAGTTATCTATACCTAGTAAAATATACTTAATATCTTCTTCCGAAAAATTATAGTCCCTTCTCAACTCCTCAGACAACGTATCTGGGGAATAAGTGGGAGATTTTGAGAAACGTATAATATTATTGAAAGTATCCATCACTTTATCATGAATCTTTTTAAAATTTGCATCTTTGTTAGAGAGTTCAGTAAAATGTTTTGGAGATTTCATGGTGTCGATCTCATTGTCTGCTACATAATTTTTTACAATAGATTTAAAATAATCAATAACAGAAACAGACCTTGCAAAAACATCTTTTAATAGCTCTAAGTTTTCAACCTCGGCAGGTGTGTTGTTTTCACTTGACGGTATATTATTTTGAATTTCCTCATCTGGTGCGTCATCTTCAAATGGGTCTTTTCCTGTCTTAGACTCTATGGCATCCGCTTCCTTTTCTATCTTCTGTTCTTCTTGATCATTTGATGCTTCAAGACTTGCTAGTTTCTCTATGGTTGCTGATAGTTCTTCTTGTTTCTCTTCAACCGGTTTATTATCTATGGAGTTCGGATTAGAAGATTCTTTTAAAAAGTTTTGTTCAAACTCTTTCTTAAAATTAGAAACATATTCATCGAATAAATTTAAAAGAACGCCTTTTACTTGCCCTGTCTTATGTGTTTTTATATAGGCTTCTGACCAATATCTAAAAAGAGATAGACTTCTAATAATAGAGTAGGCCGCTGATACTTCGGGGGATGTGTCTTCTTTTAAGATATTGGAAGATTTTAAATATGTACTACATAGTATATCATCTAAATTTGCCATTATTTTACATCCTCGATTTGTTTTCTAATAGAATCAAATAAAATATTAAGCTCATTATATAAGTTTTTAGCACTCTCAGTAGATAATACAAAAGATTTCTCTCCTAAATTTAAGTTCTCTAGATACTTCTGGATAATCTGATCAATACATTCATTTATAACTTTTTTTAATTTAACTTTATATCCGATGTCAGAGAATAGACCCTCTTGCAGAGTATCTTCCATTGTCATGCCAACTGAGTATGACTCTAGTAAAAATTTCTCTTCTGATATTAAACCATTTTTAAAATCAGATACTAGTTTATTCTTCTTGTATATAGTTTCTAGCATCGTTTATATATTCCCCCTGAACACGTGGTTTCCGTGATGATTTATACTGCTTAGTAGCGTCAGTAGTAGAGTCAGATACTGTTTCTGTCGGAGTCTCAGGTGGCTGACCGACCGGTGGTTGGTCTACCTGTGTCGTAGTCGCCGGTGTCTGAGTTGTCAAAGGAGCACCTTTACCACTGAGTATTGTGTCCAACTCTCTTTGTTGTGTTAGATATAACTGTTTATTTCTTGCGAAGTCGTCTTTTATTTGAGCGTTTTGTTCTGGGTCTATTTGACTCTGTATTTGGTTGTTAGGAGATAATTTTGTTCCGTATCTCGCAAAATAAATAACTTTGCCTTTCTCTGGATCGTTTGTTTTGCTTATCTTTGCAAAAAAAGCATATAATTTAGTAAGTCTAGGATCTCCACTTTTAATAGCCTGTACCGTAGGGGCGAACGATTGCTGACCTATCTTAGACTTCATAGGTCCCGCTTCTAATTTTTGTAAAATTGCATTTCTTGATTTCTGATCATCTCTTAGTTTCAGCTTTTCAGAAACAAGTTTTAAGTAATTCTGGGAACTTGACTCATATGATTTATTAATAGCCTGGTTATATTCGGACTCTATTTTTGATATGGCTTGGGTTTGTCTTTTGACTACATCATTCTTCATAGCGTCCGTTGCACCAGTCATAACTCTATTTCCAAGGTCCCCTATCCTATCTAGAAGACCCTCATTAATAAGGTCCTGTTCCGACACCCCTATCGCTATACATTCTTTTAAAATTTCAGTTCGGGATAGTTTATTTGCTCTTATTTTTTTGAATAGTATAGTTTTCTTTTGTTCTTTCTCTAGTAATTCTTCTATATATGACATATTGAAATCCTTTTATTGGCATAGAATATAAGAATTATCTTTATTTTATTTATTTTTTTCGCATAAATTAAGAATTGTAGAAGATATTTGTGACTTTAACGGGAGCCACATCTATCTTTAACTGACGATAAGCTTCGAGAGCGTGAAATCCGGATAATGCTTGAAACTTTATCTTCCTTGACCTAATTCCAAACTCCATAGCTAATATATCCGACTGTTGCCATAAAACAGGCTTTTCAAAAGTTTCTTTTTTCTCTATTTTATAAACATACTCTTTAATTTTTTTATGGTCATATTTTGTAAAGTTTCCAAGTTTAAACTTCTCATTGTAGTTGTTGATTTCTTCAATAGGCACCTCTGCATCCAATAGAAACTTATCTTTACCATTTTTAAATGGTAAAATTTTGATTAAGTTCTCATACTCTTCTTTTTCTTTTGTTGGAGCAAATAATGTTAAGTTTTCCTTGAAATCGAATATCAGGTCTTTATTGATTGGCACATCATTTGGAGTATAGAAGCAAATTGTATTCTTATTCAAAATCCCTGCCAAGCAGAATAACAAGCTAATATTACAAATAACATGTTTAGAGTTTCTAACTAATTCTATAAGAGTGAGAACATTCATATCTTCACTTATAAGGCGAGTAGCCCCGTCGATTATACTTGTGTTTATCTCTATTATTTTATACTTTTTTAAGTCATCTTTACTGTATTTATTAATAACTTCATCAAATATAAGTTTATCTATTGTTTTTCGTTCATTTCTACCTTGCAGTTGCACCAGAATATACTCGCCAACTATGTCATTGTTCTGTAAGAATCTATTTACATTATCTTTTTTAGAGGAAGTGTCTGGTAGATAGTAAACAGGTTTTTCATGCTGAATTTGAAGTCTTGTTAAAAAGAAAAAGTAATTATTAAACCTGTAGTCATTTTTAACGACGGTGTCTTTATACTGGATCAAAGGTACTTTATCATATTTAATAAATTTTCTAATATATGACACTTGTTGCTGTATTGCTCCTACATTTAATGCTATTACATCTTTCTCTTTTACCCATACGTTAGATAAAAGATGATATTTTTCTATGATGTCAGTGCAAGCATCTAAGTACTCATTCATATAAGAGGTTGTATTAAACGCAGGTTGATAAGGGCTAAGAACTGCTAAATGAATTATTTTTTCTGGATTTCTTTCTTTATATACCTTAAGGCAAGAGATGAATACAATTAAATCATCTAATCCATATGGAAAAATATAGAGCTCTTTATTAGACCTGTTATCAATTTTATTTAATTGTACCATTTTTATTGCCCTTACTCAGTATAACAAATAGTATAGACATCTTTATCCGCCATAGTTATATTTGCATATTCTACTAATGTTGGTAAAGTAGTTTTAATCATATCCATGTCTATTGTCTTCTGCTTTATGTAAGATGTTTTATTGTATTTGCTGAACTTATCTATAATAATAAACTTTTTATTTTTATATTTTTCTAGGTCTTTGAAGCTATCTAACCAAGATAGAGTATTGCTCATAAATACTGTATCTACATCTTCTGGTAGCTCATTACTGTCTGTTATCAAAGTATAATTATTTGGTATATTAAAAGACCCCGGATATTTATCATATCCATACATTTTTTCAAAAGTTTTACTCAAAGCAATATTGAATACTCCCATGCCAACTCCAAAATCCAATACAGTTTTTCCAAAAATGTCCTTTTTCTCTGAAAGAAGGGCAAGAACATTTGGTAAAAAAGAAATAGATTCAGGCTCGTAGCTATGATGCCTTTTCCAAAATCTTTCTATGTTTTTTTCAGGATAAGGGAACACTTTCTCTATTCTAAGAGCAGCCTCTACTACTTCATCCGCAGGAAGAGAGTATAAGCACTCCACATTTTTTTGCTCTTTTTCGCATTGAGTCTCGCTTACCATCATAACACAAGGCTGGCATTTCATACCTTTTGTAACAATAGCAATTGGATTATTCCAAGGTTTAACCCGTACAGAAGGAGTAGGCCCGAGAATCATTACAGTTGGAGCCCCTGTTGCGTTAGCAAGATGAGTATTACCACTATCGTTCCCGAGATACACACCGCAATTTGCAATTAGTCCAGCGGTCTCATATAGGTCTAACTTACCAATAAAGTTAGAGCAATTGTTTGGAAAATTAAACTTATCGTCTTTTTCAGAAGATCCTCCGACAATAGCGATATTACCCTTCAATCTTCTTGCAACCTCTGCAAAATAAGGGTACTTTTTATTATTCCCGCCTGCGCCAGCACAAATAACGTAATCAAAATATTCAAACTCATTCGTAGGAAAATTAACCTTTGCTCTTGGAATTTCCCCAATATACCCCAATTCTCTGGCATAACGAAAGTTAAGCTCCGTGTCATTCATTTTACCAAGGTCTTTGGCTATATCTGGGTCTTGCATAACCTCAGAACCATCAAAATCTTCCTTCCAATATTTGTAGGACTCAATATGCCCAAACTCGGTAAGAATTATTTTACTGTAACCTTGTTTACCAATTCTTTCCGCATGTACATTATAAATATTATTAACTTCGGGAATAGAGAAAAGTTGTCTATACCCTGAAAAATTACATCTAATCGCAAGGTCTACGGTATACCCGAGCTCATGAATAGCTATGATTGTTGGGGTAATTTGGATCATATTTCCAATACCCTCTCCCATAAAAATTAAAACTTTTTCTTTTGAATCCAATGTTTCATCCTTTCTATATAGCATACTACGTCTAGACTTAGCACGAGGTAGGCTTTCCTATATTGTTTTTTCTTGATAAAATAAAGTACGTCTTTAATTCCCATCGTGTAAGTATGCGTGTGGTTCGTAAGTTGCTCCGCATATATTACATTGACGGTAACTATTAACATACGGAACCTTTTCGTGTAAAACTAAACGCCCATTTTTACAATTTGGGCATAGATCTTTGACAGCTACAATATTGTGTATCTCTGAAATCAACATCTGGTCTTCCAGGATATGTAACAGCAACCGAGCTCGATCTTTTTTCGTAAAATCTTCTGTTTCTGTCTTTGCTAATTTCAAAATTAATTCTATGTATTCTTTATTCATGGGTTACTCCTATAAAAATCTTCTGCGAATCCCTGGGAACACATTGACCGAATATCTGCGTCCGTTTTAATGTGCTCTTTCGCCCACTGAAACTCTTCAATATAATTTACGGCGCTTTTGTGTAGGAAAGCAAGGGCGGGCTTCGGCCTCCCTGGTCTGACATATAATTTATCATTCTTTGGCACGTCTTCCCATTTGGTGTATCTGTACGCAGGCATAGTAAACCTACCCCATAAGGCAGTGTCTTTCGTCCAAGGGCTCCCAAATTGCCAAGGCTGATAGGCCGCAACAGGATCTCCGAGAACCTCTCTTAGTCTGCCTCTTGCGGGGTTTTCTAGTACCCACCATTTAGGATTACATTGCTCAATAATTCTTAGGCAATGATTTACTAAAAACATCCCTTTTTCCATATCATTAACCTTATGAAATCCCTTCGCTGTGGACAGATCCGTGCAAACGGGGTTCGCAATAATCCCATGTACGTTTTTAGGCGGTATAAAATTTTCCACGCCTATTTTTTCTCCAACCATAATTACTTCATAGTTGTCTTTATCTCTTTGATAGAACAAACTATCACTACCTAAATCCGCACATAAATGCAAAATTATCTTTTTTTCCATACTTTATTCTACCATAACTAAGCTATAATGTCAATAGTATTTCTTAATCTTAAAACTTCTTTCATTTTTGCAAATATGAAAGCGTCTGGGTTATGAAATAAGCTTCCGTTTAAAATACGATCTTTCTCTAATATATAGCAAGCAAGCTCGTCCATTTCTCCAATACACTCTAAATAATAGCAATTAACATCACTTTTCTGCCCAATTCTATGAGACCTAGCCTCCGCCTGAAAATGCCGTATAGTTTCCATGTATATATCGAAAAATATATGGTCGTTAGTATTCAGTAAGGTAATGCCTGTGTCCATTACCAAAGTAGAAAATAATGCCAATTTGCATTCAGGATCATTTATAAACTTATCCTTTCTCGCTTCTCTTTCTTTTATTTGGTCTTTCCCTGACTTTGGGTTTTCGCCATGAACAACTACAGGGTTGTATTTCTTAAATACCTCTGCCAAATAGTCCAGAACCGCTGGTTGATAGCTCCAAATAACAACATCCCTTCCAAACTCATCGATAAGAGTTTCTAGGTAATCTTTTATAATACTGATCCTCGGATTATCTTCAACCGGAGACGCTATAAATCTAAGAACAGATAACATATGCTTCTTTATATCAGAATAATGGATAGTTTTACCATTTATAAATAAATTTTGTTTTTCTAAATCCTTCGTAATCTCATCTATGAACTCAAGGTAACTTTTCTCAAAACTAGTATCTCTCAAGGAGTACCTTAAAAAAGAAATATTTAAGTCAGGCAAGTCAAGATGATCTTTTTTAAACGCTCTTAATATATATGGGCTTAGGTCTTCATCTATGAGTTTTTTAACTTCATTCCTATAATAATACTCTATCTGCTTGTTTTTAAAACCACCTTTTTTGCATAATCTATTTTCAAAATCATCATAGGGTTGAATTATTATACCAAGAGACAGTATTCGCATAAGAGCCCATAATTCTAATGGAGTTTTTCTTATTGGAGTTCCTGAGAGTAAATATCTGAACTCAAAACACGGAGCCTCTCTCATTATAGTTTGGGTTGTTTTACTTTTTTTTGAGCTTGCTTTATGTGCTTCATCTAAAATAAGACAATATTTCCCATTTGAAGTAACTTTCTCTAATACTTGCTTGTACCCACCGTAATGAAATCTTCCTAAGTCCTTCTTCTTCTCTCTAAGCATTTTTACTTGCTCAGAGTCTTTTGCATACCCATCTTTTAGAAGTTTCTCTATTTTTCCATCAAGTTTATTCTTTTTTTTATCATACTCTACAAAGGCCTCGCTCTGTTCATTACATACAATTTTAAAACTATCATATGTCATTATGTATATTTTCTTATTGAGTTTGAAAGGATCTCGATGCTCTTCTTTATTTGTATTTATTATTAAAATATCATCTTCAGTAAAATCATTAGAATATTTTAAAAACTCTATTTTCCAATTGTATAAAACTGAGGGAGGACAAACTATAATGCAATTCGTTGCATTATTATATCTAAAATGATAAGTAAATGTAACAATGGCGATATATGTTTTCCCTAAGCCTTGTTCAAAGAATAAACCAAAAGCGTTAGTGTTACACATGCGAGATATGCCTGTATATTGAATATCATAAGGTTTATAAAGAAATAAATCAATTGGTACACGTTTTTTAGTAAACCAAACAGTTAGTAGTTGCTCTTTTAACTCCATAATCTGTTTTTCAGCGTCTGGATGAACATAGGTCATAAACTTAATAAATTCATAGTAGAAATTAACTATGTTTTTTTTACTAAGTTTGATAAAACCATCGGTTATTTTCTCATAACCACATACTTTCGCTATGGTATGAACTTCTGAAATGTCTTTTTCTAATTTAACAAAAAAAAACTTGGAATCCGAGTCCCAATACAAAGATGACATATTTTTTCCTTGTGCATATTATATAATGAAAAAAAATTCTTGTCAAGAGTAAAGATAATACTATAAGGAATAGATAATGTTTACTGATAGAATACTAGATTTAGCCGGTATAAGAAATTCAAATAACTCCCTCAATACTAAGGGACGAAGTTTTAGTGATTTATGGACAATAAAGGAAGATGGCGCAATACAGGGGTCAAGTCTAGATAGAGTCTTAGAACTAGCGGGAGAATCTCTACTAGAGATGATTCAGGTCTCAAAGGCTAACAATGAAAGCGATTACGATATAATAGCCTACAAAGATAAGATTTTTACTTACAATAATGAACAAAGAGAGGAAGTCGCGCCACTAATAATAAAGCATCTTGGATTAGAAAATTCAGAAATACCTTATAACAACACTCCAATTGAAAACATGGAACAAGTTGAATACTATATTCAAGAAGAAGGCCCAGATGTTTTATATGGACGAGTATCGGACAATACTCTTTATCTTCACAGTTACGTTTTTAAGCACTCTAAACTTTCTTCTCTACTTAAAAAGGTTGTAAATCAGTTAGATATACTTGAAGTTAGTTATGATTATATTACTAATGATGGAGAAGATTCTGAGGTTATAGTAAGACGAAATGAGATTGACGAAGAAATAAAGAATCACGTATTCTACCATGGCACTAGCTCCAAAGCTTTATATGGTATAGCACAAAAGGGGCTAATGCCAGGTGGAAGTAAAACTAACTTCCCAGGAATAGAGCATGATGAAGATATTTTCATTACAGTAAACAAAGATAAGGCTTTTTTTCATGCGGAGACTGCTGCTAGAAATAACCAAGACATTCCTGTTATATTGGAATTAAGAGTTCCTAATCCATCTTTGCTGGGAGATGATTATGATGTAGTTGTCAATATACTTAAATCTAACTCTGAGAAAAGCGATAGGTATGAGAATATAAATAGTAAAGTACGGAGACCAAAGACAACAGCGGATGAGAGTCTAATAAAAAGATTAACAGACACTGGAGAAGATATAAATAAAAAACTTGGTATATTTTCCTATTCTGGCAGAATCCCTGCAACTTATATAGACTCCTTTTTAATCGATGATGAAGCCTTTTCTTTTTATCACGTATACGAGGAAAAACCTGACAAAATAAAAGATTTAAACTCATGGGATAGGTATGATTTAAAAGATTTCAATGGTTATCTCGAAGATATAGAGAATAAATACGCACAAGAACAGGAAGATTACGAAGAAGACTATGAGGAAGAGGATTAGACCCTCTAATCTAAAAAGATTAGAGGGCTAGAACTAGCTCTTCTTATTCATATTTTCAAACATCCCACCAAGACCCGCATAAGCAAATACTGTGCCCCATAAAGGTATTACTATGGCTGTCCATAGCATAGCTGTCTCAGCTACAGCTTTATAGTTCATAAAAGTTAATACTAATAATGAAGCAGTAATAATAGCGGCCGCATATTTAGCAACTTCAACAATTTGCCATTTTCTACTTGCTTTCTTCTTTAAGAGCTCGTAATGGAAGTCCTCCACGGTATCTTTATTATGCGATTTATTGACGGCGTTTTTATCTTCTTCTGTTAATTTAAGCATGATTTCCCCCTAAGTGTAGATATTATCTTTACTTAGGAGTAAATTTTTGACAATCTAAACTAACATAAACTCTTTTACTTTTTGTTTTAGTTTCTCTAATTCTACTATGGGTTTCCTATTATCTATTTTAGCTATAGGTTCTTCATAATGCTGATTATTTTTTGAAGATTTTTCAAAAGAACAAGCTACTTGAAATTTCAAACCGTCTTGTGCATATCTTAAATCCTGTACATATCCAAAATTAGCTCCAAAGAAGTAAAAATAAGTATTTCTATGCTTCTCTAATTTAGATATAAAATCTGAATAGTCTAAATAAGAAACGTGTTGCGTTACGTTATCTGCGTCAATAAAAGAAGTACCTTGAATTGGTATGTATGAAACACCTTTTAATTGGAAATACTCAATCAAAGTTAAAGATAGTATAGCTGTGTTTTTTTCTAATAAGTTATCCGACTCTAACATTTTATAGAAGTATTCTTCTTGGGCTGTTTTCGTATATTTAATAATTGCCATAATTAAAGCTCCATCAATTCAAAAGTCATAACTTTCTTTTTCAGTTTTTTAACTATGGAGTCTGATGATATATCTTCTTCATCAGCTTTTTTTACATCTTTCAGTAGTTGTCCTTTAATACTCTCATAGGTTATTTTGTTGTCATTCCAAGCACCATGTTGAACAGAGTTAAGTATTACATTGTCCGTACAAGTAGTAAGCCCTATTATGTTTTGGTATTCTTCGGCGGTAGTAGCCCCATACCCTATTGTTTGTGGGTATACATGGTCGGAAGTATTATAATTTCCATAGTTTAGTATAGTACCATTCACTTGTAATCTGGAATCATACATTGGGTTATACCCTTTAAGCATTTCTAATTCCGCATCAAGCTCAGGTTTAGGTTTCATGTAAGTAGAGTTCCCTATTTGAACTGTTTTACTCATTGTTATTTCCTTTTTAATATAGAGGTAAAAATATGATTTTACCTCTATATCTTAGTTTTTTAGTGTTCGTTTGACGATAGTACTTTAACAGTAGTTTGGGACCCTTTATCTTTTTCCATCATACCAAGAGCCATTTGTTGAATGAATTGAGTTGTGACAGTTCCCTCTGTATTAAACTTAGTCATCATTTGATGTAAGTCTTCATAGTATTTACTTGCAAGACTGCTTCTAAGCTCAGAAATCTCTGCGGAGTGCGTTGTTTTAATTTCATTGATTTTCTTTTCATAATCCATTTTTAGTTGGGCTACGGTTTGTTGCGCATCTAATTTAGCATAAGCAATCGCCTCGGATAACTTAGTTTCATGCTCAGATTTAAGTTTTTCTTCTAGACGTTTATTATCTTCAATAAGATTTCTTTCTTTTCTTTGAAAATTAGATCTCTCGTCTTCTGCCTCTGCTTTAAGTTTCCGTCGTTCCGAGTCTACTAGAAAAGAATGTTCTTTTTGAGAAACATCTAAGGTGTTCTTTAGGTTTCGAATCTCAATTTCTAATTCTTTTTTAGTTACTTGGAGATTTAGAATCTCATTTGTTACACTGTCTAATTTTACTTTTTTTGGGTCTTTAAATATATTTAACATTTTTGTTCCTTTTTTTGTTTTTAATCCACTATTTGATATTAAATATCAAATGTTTGTCCGACTTCTAGAAATCCTCGGAATCCGTCATCTTTTGCTTTTGTTTTCCAATCGCAAGGTTTCCCAAAGAAATCTTTATCATCAAGAACATAATCTTGATAATGACTTAACCACATTTTATTTTTAATTTCTAAAGGTAGCACCTCGGCATTTGCTTCTGGATACCCCGCTAATTCTGTGTAATTTGCATGTACCCCTGATTTGAAGGGTAGACACTCACAATCTTGAATAATAATATCAGCCTTAGAGTAAAACACTCTCACTTGTTTCGGGGAACAATGTTGGGAGTCCGTTGTAAAGTAAATAGATTGATGACCTTGCTTACTCACAATAAGGCCAAATGTATCACTAATTTTAGATCCTGTCATTATGTGAACCTGTTGGATAAGTTCAAAGTTCCAACCCTGCCATATAAATGACTTATCTACGGGCTTTGGCTCAAAGTAAGTTTCAATTGTAGCGTCAAATCCCTCCATGGATTCTAAACCACCCCTTAATGTGTTTTTCCAAAGACTTTTAATTAATTCCTTCTGCGCATATAATTTAGGAGCATAGGGTTTCATCTTACCAATGTTTTCTAGCTGTGTAAAATCATTCCATCTTACAGGTCTATTCATCCAGTCATACCTATCAAAGGCGAAGTTCTCTAGAGATCCGCAATGATCGTTATGCTGATGTGAGATATATACACTATCTATATCTTTAAAAGATAACCCAGCATTTGTTAATGCCTCGGGGACTAGCCTCCCACAATCAATTAGCATTCGTTTGCCGTCCTGCTCTAGCACAAAGCTCTGATTAAAATTTCTTTTTGAGAATGCATTACCACATCCAATTATTGTTATACGCATATTATTTTTCCTTTTATTTGATATAAAACCCGTTAGAATCTAACGTATCTATTTTTTGCTTTTGGGTTACAAAAACATCATAGAACTCATCTACAATAAGTCTCATTTCTAAACTAAGCTGATTTAGTATTGGAGACTTGATTGCATTAGGTATTCCATAGAAAGCCTCTGCTATGCCCCCTACGATTGCGCATAGAGTATCTGTATCCCCGCCTACCATAACTGCGTTTCGTATAGCATCTTCAAAGCTGGTAGAGTTTACAAAGCAATTAAAAGCTAAAGGCACTGTTCCTTGGCATGTTACATCGAACTTGTATGTTTTACTTATTACTTCTAAATCATCCCCAAGTAGGCTTCCCCTGTAAGGTGTCTCTACCCCTCGATAATGATCTGTGTATCCATTGATATAACATAAATCTAAAAACTTACACATGGAAGTATTAAAATCTCCCATCTCCGCTATGCTTGTTTGTAAAGCATTGTAAACCATTCCTGCTGTAGCTTGAGCCCCATATATGCCCTCTGAGTGATTATGGGTTACAGCCGCAGACTTAGCTGCTTCGATATGAATAGTTTCTATCGGGCAACTCAAACTATAAGCGTATGCCACAGGAGCGACACGCATGGCTGACCCGTTACCATAACTATTGTAGGGGTTATTATCTTTATTTAACAGCCAAGCATGAAAACTCTGACCAAACCCAGATTTATACTTTCGTTGTTTATTAGAAAATGTGCTATTCTTAGAATACTTATTACCCCAATACTTATAGCATACCTCGTATGGCATTTTGTTTAACAGAGCATCCATAGTTGCTACTGTAAGAATTGTGTCGTCCGTAAAGAAACAAGAGTCATTAAACAAAGGAAAATCCTTGCTTCTATGATTCTCAAACTCGTATCTTGAACCTATGTAATCACCAATAATTGAACCTAACATTTTTTATCCTTCTTATTTACTACCCATTTTTGTACGTCCATAAAGAGGATAATGGGCGGTTCCCCTCTTCTTTTATGTTTGCTAAAATGATACCAGCCTACGACCATCATCCCTGTTTCAAATTTTCCATCTTCTCTAAGCTCGGAAGAGAACATGGGCATTCTGGATAATATATCCACGGAGCATAGGTAACTGCCATAAATATCTTTTTCAAACCTTTCTTGCCCAGACAAATGAGCAATTGGCATAAGTAAAAATACATTGTTTGCTATTTTTAGTGAATGTTCAATAATTTTCAAAGTATCTTTATACGGTGGGTTTGACACTATTACATCATATTTTTCTTTAATATCGAAGAAATTTACGCCAGTATTAAAGGAATTTACGCCGTCAGATATATCAGAGCCTGTTATGTCTAATTTATCATTCTTCTCTTTCAGAGCTTGTACTATGGCACCCTTACCCGCAAATGGCTCTAAAATTCGATTACCTTTTAGAAAACTACTATACATGCGGTAGAACTCATAGGTTATACCCTTTGGAGTTTGATACATGTCATTTGGATTTCTTTGACCTACATTGGCCAAGGAGTATCTTTTACCCAACTAAAATTCCTTCTTTGTGATTAAGAATACGCCGCTGGCATCTTTTGTTAAGCTAATGAAGATTGCAAAACAGAGTATGTTAATAGCTATTTGTTGTGTATGTTCATAATACAGCCCAATACCAATTCCAGGTTGTAAATAAATTGCTAATCTATAGTTATCATCCATTAGATTTTCCTTCCTATCTTTCTGCAAAATAGTACAAAGAATTTCTTAATCTTATAGATTGTATAATCGAGTTTATAGTTATTCATATAGTATCACCTTTTGAATTTTTGAACTGCGAATTATATCATAGGGATGCTATAATTGCAAGTGTTAGTTTTTATTTTTTTTAAAAGTACACCAGGGTATATTTTCTGAGTCTAAATCCTGATTTAAACATAATCCTTTTCCATTTTCATAACATTCTGCATTTGGGCATAATTCTTGTCCAACATCGGTATAATTGCACTGTAAGTCTCTAATCGTAGCTAAGACATCTATATACGCTTCTCTTTTAGATTCATCGGAACATTCTGTTAGTTTCTTAAAAATTAATTCTTCTAAAACGCTTCTTTTTGAAAATGACATGGGTTATTTCCTTTCACACTTTATTTTTAGATTGTACTCTTGTTCAGCACATATACACTTTCTATTATCTCCAACCTCATCTAAATGCTCTAACAGCTTAAAAGCCATTGTCGCTTCTTCTTTTGTAAAATGAACTGACTCGATTTCCCCTAAACTAATTTGTTTAAGTATAATCAAACATAGTTTTCTGTCATTTATTATATCCGCATCTTCAACTTCAAACTTTGTTCTTAGTTGAAAAGTTTCAGAAACCATCATGTTAAGTTTCTCTAGATATTTATCCAAATAACACTCAAAAATAGACATTTCGCCCCAGTTTGATTATTTGACTTTTTCCCACTCATGACCGCCAAAGCCTAATTGAAGCTTTGCATGTCTCTCACAATACCCTGGATTCCCTTCTACTGCGTTCCTCTTTATCCAAACTACGCTTTCGTAGCACCCTGTTTTACAACAGATAACAACTGACGGAGGTTCTTCAGGTCTTTCAGGTTCTTCCATGTATCCTCACTGCTAGGTGGTATAATAGATTATCTTTAATTTTCTATTAGTTTTTACAATTTTTTTCTGTTATGACCAAAATCTAAAAGCCCAGTCTAGTAATTTCTTGGTCATAAGATAAGATACTGTTATTGAAACTAAAAGTCCCAATATTAGTATCTTTACAGAATCTGTCATAAATGCAATGATATACACTACTGAGGGAATTAATTGTAATAAGAAATATTTAATCATTGTATTCCCCATATTAACATTAAAGCCGTTACGAACATTGTTACAAAACTCACCATTATTATAACCGATAACATTATTGGTGATATTGTAAATGAAGAAAATACATCTTGTGACTTGAGTGCCTTACTACTTATTAACCATGTGATGATTGATGTTAGAAATATCTTTAAGATTAGTATTGTATTCATTTTGTCATCAATCCTAGTAAATATATGATAGACATGCTTATAACAATAGCACCTACTAAATAGACACCAAAGCCTATTAGGGTTATTATCTTTGTGAGAATAGAACTATTCTCACATGATAAGTTTTTTATTGTTATCATTTTGTAATAATCACTCATTTATGTTTCCTTATTTTGAGAAAATTGAATAATAAACCAGGGTCAAGTTCATTTTGATCTTCTAAATACCATTGTTCAATTTGATTGTACCTTTCCTTGGTAAGTTTAATTGATCTAATCCCAACTTTAAATTCGACTAAGTTGTCTTCTTCTGCTATCAGTACATCTTTATAATAGTTCACCATTTTATAGAAACCTACCCATAAACTGATTTTTCGCTTCATCCAAGTTGCTTACTGATGTCAATAGATTGACATCAACAGAGGCACTCTTGTCCACGAACGTAGATCCTTTCGGGTCGGTTTTGGCCAACTCGGCCATACCTTGGTTTAGAATATTAATAGAGGCGTTATAGTCTCTATCTATTTCTAAACCACATTTTTCACATTTAAAAGTCCTATCTTTCAAAGTTAGATCAACTTTTTTCCAACCACAACTAGAGCATGTCTTACTGGAAGGGAAGAACCTATCTACTTGATGAATAGTTCTACCATACCAACCTGACTTATATTTTAATTTTGTAACAAAAGAAGACCAAGACACATCATGGATTGCTTTGGCTAGTTTGTGATTTCTCACTATTCCTTTTATATGTAAATCCTCCAAACAGATAACTTGGCTCTCGTTAGCTATTTTAGAAGATAATTCATTTAAAAAATGGTTTCTCTGATTTGATACATGAAGATGGACTTTTGCTAACTTTACTCTTTGTTTTTCATAACGATTACTTCCTTTTACTTTTCTACTTAGCCTTCTTTGTAGAGTCTTTGTTTTATTTTCTGAATTTCTTCCAAAATGGGGATTCTCTATAATAGTTTTATCAGACATTACAGCAAACTCTTTTAGGCCTAGATCTATCCCAATGGATTTTGACTGGACCGGTAAGGTAGGAATTTCTACATCACATAAGATTGATGCGAAATAATGACCTACCTTATTTTTGGATATAGTCACGTTACATATTTTTATAGTTTGTAGTATATCAAGGTATGACCCCGATGCCTTAAATGAAACAAACCCAAGTTTTAATAATTTTATCTTAGTCTCAAGTACTTTACAGAAAGTTTCTGTCTGTGGTTCTCTATATGAATCTTTCATCCCCTTCTTCTTAAACTTAGGGAACCCTGATCCCATCTTTTTCATATTTTTGAAAGCTTCTGTTAAATCATTTTGAGCTTGTTGTAGTCCCCTAGAAGACCCTAAGGCCAACCATTCCAACTCTTTCTTAAAATCTTTTGGATTTAATTGTTTAAAGCCCTCATAACTACCATGCTCTTTTTTCCAAGAAATAACATGTTCAAGACATTTATTATACCAAAAACGACAGTTTCCTATTGTCTGATTAATTTGTTGTTCCTGTTTTTTGTTAGGATACAATCTGACTTTAAATGCCTTCTTTCGTATCATTTCTTATTTCTTTTCCTTGGATTTCTTTTCAAGCCATTCTTTTAAAAGTTCTTCAATCAGAACACTAAAGAACTTTCTTTCTTTGGCCAACTGAGTTTTAGCTTTTATAAATGTTTCGTCGGTTATTGATATATTTGTTTTCATAATTATTAGTTACTCCTGTGTATAAATGTACGTTTACATAAAGCATTGCTTCAATTTCATTATACATATGTCTCTCCTGTTCTAAGAAATAGAATATCTTTAAACTCTTCATTTAGACCGAGTTTAGCTATTAAGTCAGAAAACCTAAAAATATAATCACAAGTGCAGCTGCTCATTTTAACATCTTCACCTGTTGTTGGAATGTTTGTAATATTAAGTGGGCAGTTTGAGGAATGTTGTAGATTCTCTAGTTGTTCTTTTAATTCTTCTTTTGTCATTTTTTAATACTCTATATCATCAAAAAGTAATGGGATACTTTCTTGAAACTCTTTTAGTAAAGGTCTCATTAACTCATGCATAATTGGATGTGCTACATCAGCAGTTCGTAAATCCATAATGTGTCGCCACTCTCTAATATTTGTGGTAACAACGATATCTGCTTTAATTCCAATAGGAAGTACATCCCTTGCAACTTGTGCTTTTACACCCATTCCAATAAGTTTCATGTAATTATTTTGAGAAGATTCCCAAGAGGATAAGAATATATCCTTGGCTTCTTGTCCAAGATTTTCAATATAGTCTGGAATGATTACTGAAATTTCGTTTCCGAACTTTTCTTTTGAATAATTCACGTATCTTGTACTGTTATGGGTGATAAATCCTTCAGCAACATAATTGTTTAAAGGAGAGTTCATCTCCAAATCATAAAAAAACTCTTCTACTCCAATCTTTTCTATACTCGTTATTCTAGATAGTTTGGTATAAGAACATTTTTTCATCTCTTTATGGATCAACTTATGGCATTTGACACATAAAGGTAAAAGATTATACTCCTCATTATTTTTGGTATCTTTATCCGAGTGATGTCTCTCCTTTGCAGTGGACCCACAATTTAAGCATACAACCTCCTTTAATGAGAAGTTTCTATTAGCTCTACTATACCCATTCTTTACAGAGTTGCCTAGCCACGCACTATTTTCTTCACCTTTCCCGTTGTTGTGATGGTGGTTTCTTAATGTCTCGGCCTGTTTAGCTACAGATTTATTTTCTGACTCTTTTACCCCACGATTCCATACTACCCTCCCATTCTTATATTGATTGTCTATTGTTTCTTTCATTTTTTTATAAGAATCTTCAGTATGATTTATGTTGTATTTTCCTGGGTTTTTATCATTTTTCCTAGGAGTAAAAACATTTAATTTTTTAAGGATACGTATAATGCTTCTATATGGAATTTTATGCTTTTCACTTATTTCCAGAGGGCTCAAGTCTTTGTACTCTTCCACTAGTGAATCCTCGTCTATATTTAAGAGAGATGGTCTTCCGTTGACATTAATATACTCGCCAACTTTAAGATTTTTTACTGAATCATACTCGTTACTGTTCCTTAATAATTTGTGCTCGCAAGAACAGTCTAAGGAGTACCCTTCTTCCGTGTTAGCCCTGTATACATCTCCACCTTTCTTTTTGAATACGTGCATAATCTTATTGGCGACTATTAACTGATCATTTGTTACACTTTTTGCTAAGGGAAGGCTTTCCCCCTTTTCTTGCAGCTCATGTAGTTCTTCAATTGTTATCTTTGTCCCATCTGACATACTTATTTTTGTATTACCTGTGACACATTCCTGGGCAAAAGAAGCTAAACGCATTCTAACAATTTCATGGCTGAATCCCCGGTTTCCGTGGAATAGAACAGATATTACAGGAGCATGTTCAATCATCGCTTCATGTTTATTTTTAAGTAAAGTAGCAATCATTTTAAGATCGCTACCCTCTTGAATCAGATCTTCTGATTTATAACAAACCCTAGCAATTCTCTCAATCTGTTTTGTGAACTCTGTATTCCTGATGTCAGTTAAAATTTCATATGTTGGTTTTATTAATCTCATTTGTTTTTTCCTTTTTAATTAAAATTACTCTCATCGACAAACTCAAAGTTCAAGTCAAACTCATCGACTCTTACGCTTTCTCCACAAAATCCAGCAGATGCGTAGTAGTATACCGCACCATTGCCTGATATACCAGTGATTGTAGTTACAAAACATTCAGTTAGTGCCCAACCTTTATATCTAATTTTTCTACCGATATTGTCAAACATTTTTCTTGGTATAGGGTTATTCTTGTGTGTTATTACAAACTCTCTTTCCTTTCTTTCTTGTTCAGTCATTTTCACCCCTCATCATTTATAAATCTCCCCAACAATTGGGAATATATCAAAGTACTCGTAACCAATGTTACCACAATATCTAAAAGAACCATCAGTATCGCAATACCCAAGATCGGTTATATACTCTTGAGTATAACCTAAGACCACTAGAGCTTTTGGTATATTAATCTCTTGTTTATCTTGAGGAATAATTACACAATCATCCTTATGTTGCATTTTTAGTATTAGTTTCATTTCCATTCTCCTCGTTATCCCAGCCCCCTTCACATATTTCATCCGCACCACATTTAGGACATAACGGGTCTTCTACTGTTGTAGAAAATTCTTCTCCACAAACAAGGCATTGATACAAATATGGTTCATTGCTTGGAAAGCATAAAGGCATATTATCTTCCATTTTAGAAATCCTCGTCTTCAATGTAAAAAGTTTCTTTTAACGTATCAATAGTAAATGAATCTGGAAGAACAGATGTAAAATAAAATTTACCATCTCTGAAGTTAATTATACCTTGCTGAGTTACATCTTCTCTTAAAATCACTTGTTTCCCAATATAAGTGTCTTTTTTAAGAACAGGTTTTTCTTCCATTACTCTATACGTACAATGTCCCCAATCAAAAGACGGGAACGCGTTAAATGCCCAATTTCCTGTAGCACCTTCCATCTCAATCTTTTTCCCTTCTTCATAATATGCTTTCTCTATTAAATATTGTTCTTTATTTTTCGCCATCTGTATTTTCCTCTCTTTCGTTTTCAAATAATTCTCTTTTAAGTTCTGCATCCGTTCTATATAGTAATTTAATTAACGTTTGAATGTCATTTATTCTTCCATCTGATTCTAAAAACTGATGGAATCTAAATAACATTTCCTGGCCAGCAGTAAACTCTGCACAGAAATCTTTCATCGCTCGTTCGCATAAACCTGGATTGAAAGTAGCATAAGCAGTTTCAGGGCTACTAATCATATTATTTAATATTTTTCCGTCTTTGTATGTTATATCAAACATTTTATTTCTCCTTTTCATATAAATCGCCATGTAATTTATTTCTAATACATTTACTGCATGGAAACTCTAAATTATTATGAGGTTGATTATGACAATCATCTTGACATTTTGAGCTGTCTTCAATAAGATTATTTATTATTTCCACAATGTTACCATCGGAGTACTTAACTTCAAACAGCCACTGCACATGTCCGTTTTTGTCATAAGTATATATTTTACCATCACCATCATGATATATTTTCATTTTTTTACCTAAACATGGAATAACCTTCGGCTCTGCATACTACTGGGTCATAGCATATCCCATTTTTCACACAATTGTAACATTTTTTAATTATCTCGCAACTCTTAATCTGCGCTTTAACTTTTTCTAAACTTGGCGCAGATGCATTCTGAGATGCTTCCATAGTTCTTCTTGTTGCTTCTGATGCGGGTTTAATTCCTGGGTCTATTTTCCATACTCCATTTCTAGTATGCCATGCTTTAATGGTTTCTTCTTTTGTTCCAAAAGCATCTGTATTGCAACAACCATAACACAAAGTTTTATCCATGTCCTCATATCTACTTTTGTTAAAAATATACCAACTTTTTCCATTGATTATATTATCTTCACATTCCAATGTTACTTCTTCACCACAAAATGGACATGGTAGAAGTTCTTCGGTATCATCGTATCCACTTGTATCTAATAGTTTGTCTTTTATCTCTTCGTAAGTTTTTAATATATCTTCATCTGTCAATGTATTTTTTTCGGAGGGTTCTTTTATTTCATTGTATAGTTTGCAATATTCCTCTTTAGACATATGCTTAAATTGCTCTGCCACGTCCTTAAGTACTTTTTCACCATAAGTTTGTTCTTCCGTATCAAGCAATTCCATGAACTTTTTATTTCTTAGTTCATGTATTTCATTATCACCCGAACTATTATAAAGTTCCATAATCTCTTTAGAATTTGCGGGATGTTCTTTTACAAAGTCTGATGGTTCTTTTTCAGCATAATCTTTAAGAGGACAATCTTCTGGGAATCTCACATTATCATGATCTCGCCAATATTTATCAACAATTGTTCCCGTTGCAGCACAGACTGTTTCAATATCTTTTCCGCAGGTTCCGCTAGATGCTCTAAGATTGCAAGTCTCGCAGCTTTCTATTAACATATATTTTAAAGACTTTTTTCTACCAATGGTATCTAATGATTCTCTATGGTTCTTAGATACAATCTCATATAGTTCAATATTAGACAGTTTTCTAATAGAGTAATCAGTACCTTGCCCACTCATCTCTCGATATAATAAACCATTATCAATAAAATATGTTGTCGGAAAATCGTCATCCTCTGACACTATGTTTTTAGCATCATCTCGTTTACAATCAAAAAACATGTAAAACTCTTTATTGGACACATTCCCGAACAATGGTTCTTTATAAGGGTTATCTGAGATTATATTTTCAAATTCAAGATGCATCAGAAGTTGCTTCTCAATATCTTTAAATCTTTCAGATGATTTAAAATCTTCTTTGGCTTTTTCTCGTTTCTCTAAACTATCTATACATTTTTCTATAAAATCTGGAGAGTCTACAAAAATTTCTTTTAATTTAGCATTCATTTTGTTTGCCCGGTCTCTTGTAAAATGTTCGTCTAATTCTTCTTTAGTTAATGCTATAGTCTTGTCTATTTTATTAGCATACTCTTTATATTTTGGATTAAGCTCGTTTGGTTCTTTATCTATATATTTAGATTGGGTATCCCTTGCAATTTTTGTAGTCTGCAAAAAAGTTTCTGATTTTCTAATTTTATCTAAGATACTCATTTTGCTTTCCTCTTTACATTTATCACATCCCCAGATTTCATGATAGGAATGATAATCAGTTGGCCATTGAATTTGTATTTGACAATTCATTTCTATACCTTAACATAATCAGGAAACTTTGGAATAACGGATGTTAGTTGCCTAACTACAAATCCCTCAGATTTATAATGATATAGACCATCTTCATATGCTTTTTCATATGAGGTAAATACTCTCATTGATGAGCCTCCGCAATAAACAATATATAACCCATCTTCGATAATCTTATCTAAGTTTTTAGCATTTTCAATTACTTGTTTTTCTATTTTATTCATTTGTTTGTCCTTTAGATTCCTTATATGAAAATAGTTTAATTTTATATTTCAACATTTTGAGTGTAGTTTTGAATATTGAAATATGTTCTATCCAATCTTTATCTATTTCATTATGAAGTTTTTCATTATTATTTAAAAAAATATGAATAAACCAATGCAATAATTCATGTAATAGTATTTTGATTGTTGTTAATCCTAAGTCATTTCTTATCCATATTGATGTACGAAATGGATGATAAGCCGCGATATCACTATTTATTATCCATTGTGGTAATTCATTAACAAATATTATTTTAGGAAATTTTATCATATTGTTTCAGTTTTTGCAGCGTTTTCAATTACTTTTTTTTCTATTTTTTTCATTTTATTTCCTTTTTAATATATCCTATACCCTCCCAAAGGTGTTGGGTCAAAATAATCACGTTCATATGGTTTCTTAACCTTGGTTTTTTTGGTCTTAGCTTTTTTAATTTTATCCTCTTCCCAAGGTGGTGTTTTAGTTTCACAAACATGTCCTTCCGCACTGTTATATGCTTTTCTACATTTTTGACATATTATAAATCCACCGAATACCATTGGTTTTTCTTCTAGATTCTTTTCTAATTTAGAAAATCTCTTATACATATCGATAGAAACATCTATCTTATCTCTGAGGCTTGAAAGATGTTCTAATGCTTTTTTGGCACTAATATTAAAACATGGTTCTATTTCCGTTCCACTGGACATTTCACAATGGTTATTAAAAGAACATTTGTTACACTTACCTGCTTGACACCATCTAATCCCAACTGTTAATAATTTAATCGAATCTTTTGTTTTTCCCATTTATCTATTCCTATATAGTGAAAGGTCTATTCATTTTTTCTATTGGTACAGTTAAAATCTTATCGATTCTCTCGGCTTCTTTAATTGCTTTTTCTCTTATTTGTTTTTCTCTTTCTGCAAAATTAGTCTGACCCCAAGTAGATGCTTTTTCAACAGATTTTGCGAATGTTTCAGAGTTCTTAATTTCATCTAATATGTTCATTTTCAATCCTTAGTAAGTACATTCATAGCAACAATATTTCTTCCAGTCATCTCTCAACATTTTCTTTCGTTTAACTTTAACGCCACATTTACAGACATCAGATTCTGGCAGACATACATGATGTAGTTCATCTATACCAATACAGTCAATATACATTTCAATATCAGAATAATCAGTTTTAGAATCTTTTTCGTCAAATGCTTCTTGTGTCATTTCTTCAGTTTCTTTTATTAGTTTCTCGATGAATTTCAAATCTTTTGAAGTCATTTTGTTACCCATACCTATATTATATCATGAATTTTTGTAGAAACATTTGCTTTAAATTCTGCCGATATTCTACCATGATTCAAATAGAATGTCAAGTATTTATGGGTTATAATTATAGCAACCTTGACAATCGCCGGTGCCTTCGTTAGACTTATGAGTAGGACATTTTTTGCATGTCCAAGGGATATGGTCTACAGGCATCTGATAATTATAGAATGGAACATCAATTGGAGTGTATGTCCAGTCAACCTTAGTTTGCTTGTATGCTTTGTTATCTTCAATAATCTGATTTAATTTCTGTTCAATGGAATCAAACCTTTTATCAAGAGCATCCATGCGTTCTTTAATTTGTTCTTCTACTGTTTTAATAGTACCAAATTCGTTTGTGAGGATTGTTTTAGTTGCAGGCTCTTTACTTTTTTCAGATAACTGTGGATAGTCATCAAATTGAGGTTCTATGTTTCTATCATCTAATTCAAATGCTTTTTTGATGGAATTGATATGCTTTTCGTATTTACCTGTATTTTCTGAAAACTTTTCTAGCTCCTTTTCATATTCACATGCAATCCATTCATAACCACAGTTAGTACAAGAACATAGATTTCTATCATCTTTAGTATAATTCACTAATGTTTTAGTGAATGAGTCATTTTTACATCTTGGACATTTCATTTGTTAATCCTTTTTAATTTTCTCATATGTAATCTCATTCATGTCGCATCCATAAACTTGAAAACAAATATTGTTATCTTCACTCAAATAAACATCATAACCTTGCCTAACAAGTGCTACAATAAGTTGGTTTGTATATTTCTCATCTAATATTTTAATTTTTAATTCAAATTGTTTATCATTCATTTTTATTCCCATCTCCTTTTGCATTCTTCTGGTCTTATTTGTTTAAGATGTGGTATTTCTTTTTTGAGAAATTCTGCTTCTTTCTCGAAGTATTCATCAGACAATCCATTCGTTCTAAGATACTCTGCCGCGTGCCCAAAATCTGTTAGTATCTTTTTTACTACATCAACTTTTGATAAAATATTAGGCAGTTCTGTCATAAATTGTTGACTATCTACAAGTAAATTGTGCTTTTTAATTTCGCATGATAGACAGGTTGATGCTCGTTTATCTCCTATAAACTCAGAACCACATTCTACACATTTATTGTGGTAAGAACCTGTTGCAAATGCACCTAGTTTAAAATTGGAAACCGAGCCACCTATGTTATAAATTATTTCTTTCATTTTATTCTATCCTTTTACAATTCAATTTATCTCTAAGAAATATTTCTAACTCTGCCAATTTCCAACGAATATTTTCAAATAATCTTGTGTTGATAAGAGTGAAACTTGCAACATACAGAGCATAATCTAATAGTGTTACAATCCCACCAACCCAATCAAATATAAAATCTATAAATCTGCTAAGCAATTTTTTATTCATTTTGAATCCTCATGATTATTTCAGTCTTTTTCTTAGAAAAGAAATGCATTATTTTAAAATCAAAAAATGGTCGATATAACGTAAATGTTAAAACGCCCATCAGTTCACAAAATAAACTTACCCAGGTAACAGCCCAATCTATTAATAGTAATTGTAATCTATCTTTCATGGTTTCCACCCACAATATACACAGGTTGGTTTGCTACCATCAGTTGGATATACCATATTGTGATCACATTTTTTATCAGATATATTATTTCTGATATTAGAAAAGGAGAATAGTATTTCTTCTCTCTTTCTACTCATTTCAAGTGCTTGTCTTAATCGTCTCTTTTCAGCATTTGCTTTTTTAAAAAGTCTTTTGTATTTTTTATTTGTATCCACTAAATTTATAACTGCACTATGAATTTTATTTAATCTGTCATCTATTTTTTCACTCATAATTCAATCCAAGTATTTATTATTTTTCTTAATAACTTTCTCAGTCTTTGTCATATCTTTTTTTAGTTTATCTGCGAAGGCATATTCTTCTTTTGAAACTAATCGTTCTTTTGCAGGATAACCAAAGATTTTATTTTCAGGTTTTTCATTTTCAATGTATTCATCTATGTATTGAAATGCTTTTTCCAATGTTTGTCTAAATACTGGGAGATTACGAAAATTATTAACTACATCTACCATATTAAACCACATGAAAAATATTCTCTTCTGTGGGTAATACATATTATCAACTCTTACTACTCGATATTTTTTCATTTGTTTGTCCTTTCGATTGGCATATTATATCATGGTTCTTTAGGTGTGTCAAATGCTTTAAATTTCTATTAATAATGAATAGAATCATCTATAATAGAAAATAATAAAGCGACACCAAATATAGTTATTTCACATATAACAAATAATCTCAACCAAAAGAAAGATGACAAACTCATTATTTTATCTAAAGGAATTAATAAATATTTATTATCCCAGTATAGGAAAGCACTAAATCCATAGTATAAAAATCCAAATAATATTGCTAATATAATTAGTACAGGAAAAACCCAAAGAAATTTGATAGCAAATGCTATGTGAGGGTGTTTACCCCATAAGGGTTCTCTAAGAAATTCTTTATTCATTTTAAAAACTCCCATTCTGTACCATGTAAATAGGTGCAATAGCAATAAGTTCACACCATGACCAAGCATCTTCATGCCCGCCATTAAAGAAGAAATTGTAAATATATACAATCGGTAGAACTATTGGTAGAAGTGCTATTAGGAATAATCCTAAGATTCTAATTAATGTTTTTTTCATTTTTCTTTCCTTTTTTCTGGTTCCTTTTCAATAACTGGTGTATTTGTTTTTGGATTTTCTTTAATCATTTTTGAGAATTCCTTGGCATCCTTTGTGCTATGCCATTCTGAACTCACACTCTCAAAACACGATGGGCATATATAACTACAATCTACTTCACATGTTGGACATCTCATTTTTGTTTCCTTATTTTATTCAATTCAAATATATCAATACCTTCTGAATCTGTTTTACCATTTACTGTAAACAAAACATAACCATTTGACACTGCCAGAATCCTATATTCTTCAACTTTATAGTTCGTATCAAATGGATTCTCTGATGGTGAAGTCATATACACTTCACCAACTCTTGGTATTTTATCTTTTATACCAAATGCTACTGATAAAGTTATCAATATAAATCCGAATACTAATAATGCCGCTTGTGCTGCTGAAGTTAATAAACCACATCCTGTTAGGTATAAAGTGAATATAATAATAATTGTTGCAAGTATTAAAAATAATGTACTCATTCTAAACTTCCCTTGTTATAAATTCTCGTAAATCTTTAATAGCATTATAGATTCTCTCTACATCACCTTCGATGAATTTAATATCCGATCTTAGAGATAATATTCTTTTCACATCTTCCAATTCTGGAAAATATTTGTTTGCTTCGTCTATTCTTATAAGAGTGAATTCTGGAACCCATCTTTCACCGTTGATTATAACAGATGTTTCTTTTTTATCTTCCGAAGCCCATATTGGTGTTGCCATTTTTAGTTCCCATTCAAACAATCAACCGCAACAATATACATTCTTGCATATTTTTGAATGTCATTATATATTTCAGATTTTCCAATTTCTACGATTTTTTGTAATTGTTTTTCAACTTCTCTTAATCTCATTATTTCTGTCCACACCCATTCCTCTTCTACTGCAACATATTCATTTAGTTGTCTGCTTTTAGTGGATTCTTTGAACACATCTATTTCTTCTATTCTAGTTTTGTTTCTGTAGTCTAAATAATTCATAAGTTTTCCTTCATTTTGTCTCATCGTCATAATATTCATAGTCTATACAATCAGCACAAACATCACTTTCAAATAGGATACAATCTAAACACTTGGCATCATTTTCATTTGGCTTTCCATTCCCTATTCCAAAGTTCTTACCATAGTTATCACTTATACTTCCATCTTCATTAAGATATCCGATGGCAATAAGAGTCTTTCTTGCTTCTTCTTTTGCTTGTTCTTCTGGAAGGTTTTTGAATCTCTCAATTTCTCTTTTCATCGAGTCTTGTAGTGATTCTTTTGGTTCAAGTAGATGTTTGATGTCTTCGTATCTTACCCATTCACCTTCTTCATTTCCAATCATCCCTTCATATACATCATAAAACTCATCAGTATATCTTTTAATCATTTTTTACCTCTTTATCAAACAAATAACTAGTTCCGGCATTACCACAAATCGGGCATACAAACCTTACTGCATTTTTTGGTTCTGATAAACGTTCAAGTTTAAAAGACTCATCGGCTGAAATTTTACCATCGCAATAACCACATCTTACATATTTTGTTTCCAATTCTTTTTGTTCTTTTAACTTTTCTAATATTGGTCCTACACCATAATTGTCATATAGTTCTTGATCAGTAAATTTAATTCCGAAACTTGTTCTACAATCTTTAAAATCTCTGTTATAGATAGATTGCCAATAATCTCCACCACATCTATATCCAACTTTCCCATCTACAATATCTTGTAATGTAACAGACTTTAAATCATGAATTTCTTTATAAGGAGGGATTATCATTTTTCACATCCTTAATATAACCAAACTCTTTTAGAATTTCTTCCAAACCTTCCGGACTATATCTCTGCCAATCTTCTAATTCAATTTTAAGCAATGAATCTTCCGATTTATAAGTTCTAATTTTAAAACCGGAACTCCAATCGTCTATGATGTTCTTAATATTGTATAAAAATGAATCAAACTCTTTAATATCAGCACTGCCGAGTTCATCTTCCAAATTAAATGAAATAGAATCTAAGGCATATGGATTTATTCCACCCCCATCTTCTTTATCATATTCTTTGGAAGCATTCTCTCCGATAGAATAGATTGTTGCTCCAAACTTTGTTTTCTGAATGAACATATCACCATTGTCTAACCATTTCAATATTTTTTTATTTAACATTTTGTTTCTCCTTAGCCCGCGTTAAATGAAGCGCATATAACAGAATTTTCAATTTGATCTTTTGTGGCTGTTCCAATTAATTCAACATCAACATCTTTTGATCTTCTACACCAACTACTAGCATAATAGTTACTCCAATCACTGTCTTCCCCATTTTCATTGAATGGAAAATCAGCACCCCCAGGGTGTATTTTCCTAGCATCTTCTTCTGACTTAGCACAAACTACAGCAGAATCATAAGTATCGTAACCATGTGCTTTACTTTGAGATATTAAGTATAAATTCATTTTTTTCTCCTACTTAATTAAATTTCTAAACTCTTCTGCCGTCTTATATCCCTTGGCATTCACATATCTTAATTGTTCGTAGTTATAACCTCTGATAGGATATATTACTTCTAATTTAGGATTCTTTAATTCTACAGCTGCGATAACATTTTCAACTTTATCATCTATAAAAATTACTCTATCATAATCATTGATATATTTATTTATAGTGATGTTTTTATCTGGGCCAAAGTACACCACATTTTTACTAGGATCAAAGTATTCATTGATATTATATCTTCTACTCTTTTGAGCATATTCAGGCACATCAGTAGCGAATACTAAATCATGTCTAGTAAAACATAATGCTAACATTATTTCAGAATAACATGGAATATATTTGAAATCTTCTGACTTAAAGAATGAAGTAATCATCTCTATCAAGAGGGGTTTTTCTAATCCATAATCAAATCTCATAGGATCTGTTGAAATATAAACTTTATAATGTTTCCAACAAAAGTCATGAAATGCTTGGGAGAAATTTAATACTACTCCGTCTAAATCTGATACTATTAATGTTTTATTCATTTGTTAATCCTTTTTTTTATTAGAGTCTCTAACATGTATGGCAAACCAAACAATAGCAGTTAGCCAGCCGAACACTGCTTCCCAATTTTCTTTATGAAATGCGTTAATTACATTAAGCATGAGCACGGTTCCAAGAAAGATATAAAATGAGGTAGCTATATTATTATTTTTCATTTGTTTGTCCTTAACTTAATTTTGGATATTATATCATGATAGCGAAATAAAAGCAAGTGTGTATCTCGGTAAAAATAGAATTTTTTTTAGAGGAACGAATAGAGGCTTATAACCCCTATTCGTTAGGATATTATTTCGCTAGATTAACAAAAGGGAGAGATCCACCAGGAATCATTGTTCCAGGTAAAGCACCATTCCATTTATCAATCGCTTTTTCTTCGAGTTCGATTCTTCGCCATTCAATAAGAGAATTATTAATAGAACTTGACAAAACCTGATTAGCTTTTGCTTCGGCAGAGGCTTTTACGACAGTTTTCTCTGCTTCCCATTTAGTTTTCTCCAATTCATTCTTTGCTTTATCAGCGTCTTGAATTGCTTGAACCTTATTATTAAGAGCAGTTACCACGTTTTCAGGAAGTCTAATGGAACCAATATAGTATAGATTATCAACAATAATCCCTTGCGAAGAAAATCTAGTTTGGATTTGTTTTAAAACTTCTTTAAGTAGGTCAGTTTTACCTTCTCCATATACATATTCTACAGGGTATCTACTTGCTGTATTATTGAAAGCATCTCTTACTGCATTCCTAAGAACAATATCCGTCAACTCTTCTACGCCTTTTCTATATTTAGAAAATATAGCTGTAACGTTAGTTGGGTTAATATGGTATTCAATTCCAAGGTCTGTATTAACTGACATTCCTTCACTTGTTTGAAAAGTAAAAGATTCGTCGTTAGAAGATCCTTCGTCTTTTCCGGCAGTCCAGACATAGTTTTGTTGATAAGTTGGGAAAATATAGAGTTCTTCGTTCATACCAATGTAGTAACGTCCTACTCCAAGCTCTATAGAATCAATACCTTTTTGTTGTCCTAGTAGAAATACTTTGATTCCCACGTGTCCAACAGGTACCCGCTGACATGATAAAATTGTCGCTATAAATAGCACACCTAGTAATATTTTTTTCATTTTTTTTCCTTATTTGTTAGTTTTTTGATTTGAATTATAGTTAGTTTGACAAGAATCGGAAGACTCCCTAAACCAAGTATAATACCAACTATTACCAGCTCATTATTCTTCGCAGATATAAGATATGGTAACGCTAGTCCGTAGATTACAACCGATACGATTGCAATCGTGATTAATTTGTATATTGTTGTTAGCATTTGTTTGTCCTTTTTTGTATGATGTTAAATATTAAGACTTCTGAAATTATAAGTAGTGGTATTATTATCGATAATTTAATCCAATCATTTGTTATTCCAATACTATCTAAAAAGTTACCACCGAAGTGACCCCATGGATAACCATAAACGCCACCTAGTAAAGCCCATAATGGATAGCAGTATGGTGTTCGCCAGAATGAGATTTTCTTTGGAAATAGTTCTTCTTTCATTCTGATCTCCTTATCAGTTATTAGGTTCTGACAAGGACATCCTGGGTCAAAACTTATCTGACATTTTTTACATTTTGCGTAAATCATTTTAATATTCTCCTTGTGTAATACCACCATCTTATCGCAGTATAAATGATTCCTAAGTTGCAGAAAACTAAAGCTATTAGTAACTCTCTAGTTGTTTGTAAATCGAAAGCTAATAAAAGTAAAAAGTATATTATCGCAAAACCTATTGTAATAAACAACATATTCATTTCCTTACGCCCAGATTTGTGGTTCGTTCTTCCAAAGTAGCCATTCAAATAACATATGACCCCATTTTGCTACATGAGCTGCGTGGAGTCTTGCAATTTCTTTTTTATTTTCATCAATTCTACGCTTAATTGTTTGTATGTCTCTTTCCAAAATATATGAGTTTTTTGTAAGCAAACTAATTTTTGAATCGTTGTAGAAAATTTCAAACTCAGTAGAAATATAACCTAAACTTAGGAAATTATCAATTTTCCACCAGATGGTTCTTTTTGATTTAATATAATTGTAGGCTGGGATTAGTTCTTCTGTCTGTCGTATCATTTTCTCTCCTAAGCTGAATGTTTAGGGGGGATATTATATCATGATATGGAAATAAAAGCAAGAGGCAAACAGAATAATTTACATTTTTTTGCAAATTATTCTGTTAATTTTTTAGAGTTTTTTGTAGGCTTTTAGAGCTCGAACTTGTGCATCATGGAATACATAAGCAAGTTCTGGGTAAAAATAAAGTTTGACCTTTTGTTTGCCAAGTTTCCCATAATCTACAGTTCCAACAATATTTTTGTGATCAGCAAAATAACCTGAGCATGTGTTATCTTCTGTTCCAATTATGGTTATAATCATCCCTGGCAATTCAATTTTAGAAACAACAATGTCTGTCTTGTTTTTGTTTCCTACGTATTCCCAATGGACAACCAGCCCTTCTTTTGTAACGGTTCCTTTTTCTAGGACATTCCACCCAGAGAACAAGTCATCTTGGGCAAAAGCCATAGCAAAAAGGACTATTAGCATTATAATTTTTTTCATATTTTTTCCTTTATATTTTTGTTTAACAAAAATCATTTCATCTTAAACATGCCTTTTAAGAAATCCATAGAATCCCCGTCAAACATATTATTGCTTTCTTTACTAGGCTCTGACCCTTCAATCAGCTTAACCGCATCTATTTTAAGTTTGTCATACACTATGTTTTCAGCATCATATCTATCATCTGCCTCTACTTCCATAGCCATCTTTTTTCCGTTAAACTGAAAATACACCTTATATTTATTCATTTTTAAACCTCTATTATTGTCACAGGATTTACTATGTCATAGTCATTGTTCATTAATGATACATTATAAAAGGTATCTTTTATAATTCTCTTGAACTTAGCATCAGACTCTTCTCTATGGATATGTCCGAATATGTTTATAATACCTGGTTTGTTTTCTTTATATCTTTTTTGAAACCACTCTGCAAGAGCTTCTGACCCGCAGTTTCTTCTTTCTTGTTTCTTGTATCTATCTCTAACATCATCTAAAATACCCCGTGGGGGACCGTGGGTAATAAGTACATCAGTATCTTTGTGAATCTTTGCATATCTTTTCTCTAATTGTTCCTCAGATTCCATAAACGCCCAATTCATAAATGTTGGGGTATAAGGAGTCCCATAAAAGGTTACTCCATCTATTTTTACTTTCGAATCAATTAAATAATGAATATTGTACTTTTTCTCACTTAATTCTTTGGAGTTTTTATCTTGGAAATACCAATCATGGTTTCCAGGTACTATTAATTTATATTTAACTTGGTCTAAACTATGTAACCACATAGAAAATTGAAGATAGTAAATACTATCCTTAATTTCAAAATCACCCGCCATAATTAAAACATCGCATTCCGGTATTTTAATACTATATGCAGAGGGTTGATGTAAGTCAGATATTGCTGCTATTTTCATTTTAGTTTGTTTTCAATTCTCTGTTTTTTTAGGGCTTCATAGTTTTCTTTTTCATCTATATAAGCATTTAGTAAATCTTGATTACTCATCTCTATTTGTTTTTCATTTTTTGTATGCTGTAAAAGCTCTTCTTTCCATTCTGCAAAATTAGGGAATTCTTGTTTAGTCATTATTTTCTCCTACTTTAAACCATAATTCATCTTGGCTATAGATATTTCCATTATAGTTTGTAAATATTTCTTCATTTTCATTAATATCTTTAATAGAAATAAATAAGAACAGATTATTTTCGAAATCTGGAACATACATAGCATTTGGGGTGTATGAATGATTATAGAGTGACCCATAACCGGTAACAAAACAAAAATAATCTGAATCCCAATTAAAACTATAATCATCTTTTTCTATTATTACAGCCCTACTTATTTTTATTATAGGACATTTTTCTATAATTCTACTACTTCGAATAAATTGAGTGGCATATACTCCTAGACCCATATTATTTTTTCTAAATTGTATCACACTTCCTCTTCAGATAGTTCTTCAAAATCTCCAATGTGATATCCAAACTCTATTGTGTTCTTTAACGTCCCATAGAAGCAAACAAAAACACCATGCCCCCTCATATTAGGAATCTCTCCTAGATATATAATAGAGTTATATTTATTAAAATGGTCTCTAACTTCGGAAGGTGCTCTTTCAGAAACTTTGATTGAAGAATATTGTCTTAAATCATCTTTACCTGAAAGCATTCTATTCTCTTTATCTATTTCAGATTGCGATTTATTATGATCTTGCTTTAATAAATCGTCCAATATTTCACTTGGTATACCACATTCAACTTCTGTTTCCATGTTCTTTATTAGTTCCTGTAATAATATTTTTTCTTTGCTTGGAGGCTCTATAACTTTTATTAATTCAAAATTATTTTCTAACATTTGAAATCCTCGTATTTTTCTTCTAAATGTTCTTTTAATTTCTCGATAGAGTCTCTTTGTGCCTCTTGGCATGAGCATGATATTTTTTGAAAATCATAAAAGGCACATCTAGAACCTGCTATAACAACTTCTTCTCTATAATATTTACATTTTTCTCTTTCTTTCCGATTATCGCCATTACATTTGAACTGTATTTTTGAAAGAAATTGAATAAAGCACAAATTCATTTATCTTTCCTAGTACAAAATCTAAAGATAAAGAGTAACTTAATCTCTAAGAAGTATTTTTTCTCTTGTTCTTTGTCATAGTGATAGTTAATACATAACAAAGCTCGGCCCGCTTCTGAGAAATCTAAAATACTTATTCCCGTTCCCCATCCGCATTCATGATAATTCATTGCCCATATATGGAATAAATATATAAAAGGCTTTTGAATCCAAATTAGAATTTCCATATTATATCCTTATCTTTAATGCCCATAGTTGCAACCTATCATTGCTTTTTTACCAGCAATAATTACGACATCATCAAAAAATCCGCAACAACCTTTTAGTCTAGCTTTCTTATATGTTTCCATTCCTTTTTTGGAATCCATAAATGTGCTTCTTAGATTATCTATACAAGGATCATTTACTTGCTCTAACATCCAAGCCTCTGCTTCCTTGTAAGTTTTAAACTTTTCCATATTATTCTTCCTTATAGTCGAACAACTCTACACTATTGAGTAAAATACTTTTTAATTGCGGAGATAACTTGAATCTATCAGTATTTATTTCAATAGATTTTGTTAAATCTCCATCGGCGTGTCTCAATGTTGCAGCTTTCCAATCACATAGCATCTCTACCAAATCAATTATGTTCATCCCATCTACTCCATTTTCAAAATTTTCAGGATGGTGTCTATTATTCGCATAATGGTGATCAAGTGCGGGCTTCATCTCTTTCAGAAATGTTTTATACTCTTCACTACCATAAGTAGATGCTTTTAGCTTTTCAGTATAGACTCTAAATGTTTCAAACTCAGGTTCTTCTAGTTTAGAGTTATCATGAAATTCTCCTCTGAGTTCTAACATCATAGCTATATTTTCTAAATATAATTGGACTGTTTTAATGTGATCTTTTGTTTGTTGTACTACTTCTTCTTTGGTCATTTTATTCTCTCTACTTTGAGTATTTTTCCTAGTTTAATTACAAAAACTCTATAATCTGGGGCGCCCCATTTTTTCTTTCCTTGGTCTATTTTAATCCCTTTACATTCAACTTCCATACAAGGGGAATCTTTAGCATAGCCATTCTTAAATTTAACAATATCGAAAACATTTTTTATTTTAATATAACCTTTATCTTTTACCCAAGTATAATTATGACCCTTTACGTTAGCAAGTCTTCTAATCCAATAGTCTTTCACTTCCCTGTATTCTTCTTTCTTTTCACCGGAAAGAATCATATCAAACCATTGTTTCTTCAAAGTTAAGTTCAAAACTCTGACCAATCTAATCCCACCATCTATTGATATGTTTATTTAATATATAAAAGAATCTTTCTTTATATTTTTCTCTAAGAAAACACTCATAATTAAAAATTCTACCCATTACTTTATCTGCATATTCTTTATCTGTAGATGCTCTAACATAAAAGGATTCCAGATAAGAGCATTTGCTACCATCGTTACATGGAACAAACGCAAATGTCTTCTTACCAAATTTTCTCTCATGTTTCTCGTACAGAGATTTGCATATATCATCTTCTACAAGCCTTTCAAGATACCATAGAGCGATATTCATTATCTTTACAGTATGATTAGACCCTCTGTGATGACCATAATCTCTCATACAATTTCTCATTTCAGTTATTTTCTTTTGCATCACAGTATACAGATAATAATGGTCCCATGGTTCATTTGTGTACATAAATTTAAACCAGGAAAAAGCACGTTTAAGTCTCTTAAACTGATATAAGAATACGTTTATGTTACTTTGAGTATTATCAATAAGATTCTCAAAGAACATTTGTATTTCAGAAGATTCTTTTTTCATTCGTTGTATTGCTCTTTCTATCTTATTCAACTGTTGCCCCTTTTAATATTTCTTTTAACACATTCAAATCTTCTGGAATCACATCATTGAAGTAGTCAGAGGTGTACCCATCCTCATACTCAAAATAAATCTCTAACAAATCTCTTTTGTAATTGACAATGGCATTTAACGACGTCCCCCTCTTCTCCAAATCTTCGCTGTGGAAAGTGTAAGAGTTTGACCCTTCAACTGGGTCGGCATTAACTAAAATCCATCCATTTCTAGTAAAAACGTGATTTAATTCTCTATTTTCTGTTTTCATTTTTCTAAACCTCTATTATCAGAAAATACGTTGTTATTTGTAACTTTTTATTAATTGTGCTATTTGTTCTAAAACTTCGTTTTGTTTTTTTTTGCCCTCGGTTCTTTCTTTATTCTCATCGAAACTCTCAATAAGATTCTCGAAATACTGATAAACACTTAGTCGCTTATCGCTCCACAAAAATGAAAGTTGACCATCATACTGCTCAATTATAGTAAAGTCGTATATAATAAAACTCTTAATCTTTCCACCCTCATATTCAAATCTTACATGCCCAGGGTAAGGTAGCTCGCTCATTATAATACAGTCTATCTCATCAGACTTCCTACTGTCTGTGACAGCGGGCTTCTCTCCTATCTTAAAAAGACCTAACAATTTTATATCTTTTTTAGGCTTAATTTCTACGTCTTTGTACTTGTATTTAATGTACGGGTCTAACTTAAGTATGTCTTTGCAAAAAGTATAAAGGAGATTTGGGTCAAACTTCTTCTCCTCTACTAATGCTGAATTTTGTGTTTGTAGATATGTAAAAAATTCTTGTATTTTTTCTTTCATTTTATTTTTCCTCTATTTCTTCTTCGACGCTATAGTCTACGTCTACTCTCTTATCTGCGCCAGAGTACATATGTGTACCATCTATTAATTTCTGAAATATATCTCGCATTTCAATTAGCGCCTCTTTACTCCAATTTCTATAGTTCCAACCACAAGTACATGGGTCATCCCAACACTGTATGCAACTTCTTAATGACATTTTTGTCTCCTTATTTCTCTTATCTTATCACGAACCTGCTGAAAAGTCAAGGGTCTTAGTCCATGAAGTTCGCAGTTGACATTGAAGTATCTTTCACCCAATTGTTGTATTTTAGTTTGGTCATTTCCAGGATGGAGGTGACCATGTAAATTTATTGCGTCTTTCCATCTCCCCTCTAATTGCATCGGATGAATAGGTACATGTGTTAAAACAAACTCGGAGTTCTCTTCATAGCCGCCCCTAACAAAAATAGAGACAACTTTATCGAAATATTGGAATAGCTTTTTATTCATATCATGGTTCCCCATTATAAGAACTTTCTTTCCATTAAGTCTTGGAAGTATTCTATCTATGGATGTTTCAGGTTTGAAACATACGTCCCCAAAGTGATAAACAGTATCGTCCCAGGAGACATCTTCATTCCAATTCTTGATAAGGGTCTCATCATGTTCTTCTATTGAACTAAACCCTCTTGCTTCGTAAATGAATTTTTTGTTATGACAAAAATGCGTATCAGATATAGCAAATGATTTTTGATTCTTTCCCATATTTTACATTCCTCTTTTAATAGGAGACCTGACTCCATAGTATCCTAAAAATTGAGATGTCGATTTTAAATCCATACACTTGGATACATATTCTTTCACTTTGTTCTCGGGCAGATTATCACAACCAAATATCTCTACTTCCTTGATTTTAGACATTGTTTCTTCATATACTTTCTTTGGAACATAATACCCATCTGCTTCCCCTAGGATATGAAGGTGTCTGTGTTTTTCAATTCGATCCTCAAATTCAGAACTTAGTGCGTTTTTAATACTATTCATAATAAGAAAAAATATAGTAAGTCCAATCAAGCCTATAATAAACATTGTAAGATAGAAAAAATCACCTTCTTCTTTCATCATTGCCGTAAGCTGCGATAATGTACTCATTTTACTTCCTCTATTAAAATAAAACCAGAAAGAATGACTTCTAATCCAGTTTTTTGATCTACAAACTTAATGAAAGGAGTACTTCCTATAATTAATGGCATTTTTTCAGAGTACCACACTCTGTAAACACCATTAACGTTCCAAGCTATTCTCCATTTTCCAAAAGAAAATGATGTTAGTAGTATTAAGATTATAATTAGTTTTTTCATCTTTTTTTGTACTCCGATTCCAATTCCTCTTCTATTTGGTCAAATTGATCAAATGCTAGTTGCACAGTATCTTCTGCAAGGTCACCAAGCTTAACATGCCCTTTCAAAACACTGCCTTTGTTTATAGACATTACCAGTTCTAATATAATCTTTCTTTTATCATCTATGTGCATTTTGGTCTCCTCATCCTAAAAATTTATCTAAATCAAACACTTTCCCAGTTGGTGATTCCATTTTCATAACATCCCAACCAACACCTTGAATGTTTGGATTAACATGTTTCTTGTTGACAAATCCAATTTCAAAATAACCTTTATCATCGTTACTGCTCTTTTTTGGGATAAAGCCGGGCATAATAATATTGTCAATGTATCCAGATTGTTTATCTCCGGACCCCAACAAATATAAGAAATCATCGTCACTCAAATATCCATGATCGATACAAAATTGTATTCGTTCTTTTAGTTCTCTAACTGTTATCATTTTATTCCTCCAATTTCAAAGTATCAAATTTACCTAATAGTGCTTCAATCATAAATAGACGTTTACTATTCATTTTATCAGTATTGCTGTAATAGTTTCTCAGTTGTATCAGATTTGATTTATCGAAACAAGCAAAGAACCTGTAATCTCCATCATCCTTTTTAAAGTCCAATGAATAAATCAATTTAATGACATTTGTCGGCTGATCAAACTCACAAGATAACACCTCTCCTGTAGTTTCAGAGAAATATATATGGCCGGAAGACTTAAATAGAATCTCTTCAAACTCAGCGTTTGGAATAGTGTCTTTTAAGACTAGCATATATCCAACTTCATCTATGTGGTCTTGGATGTTTTCAACTGTATAAGTGATATCATCACCACAACTTGTGAGTAGTAGTAACAATCCTAGTAATCTTTTCATTCTGACAAACTCCTATACCAATCATTAAAACGAACCCACCCTTGGAAGCACATATAAGTCAAAAACAAAACAAATATCACTACCCATATGAATATACCAATATGAAACATTATTACATACAAAGGAATAATTTCAGATCTAGTAAATATAAGGTCGCATATACCCCAGTTCATTACATTAAAATATGTCCATAAGCTATATAACACTATACATAATATTGTTAATATTGCTCTAACGGTTGCTCTTGTCAGTTTCATCTATTTCTCCCCTAAATATACCCAATGTGTTGGATAGGTAATAACAGTAGTATCTCCAACCTTCAAAGAATATCTACCCTCACGACTATGTAGATCAGAAGTTGATAATAAATATTGATCTTCTTTCTCAAAGTATAATAGTATTTGTTTCCTATGCCTTGAAGGTTCAAAGTTCTCAAATGTCATCATGTCGTGTTTGCTGAAAAAAGTCATTTTCTTCCTCCTCATAATTATCTTCGTCCATCCAAACCCCTGCGTGAGTACCACAATGGGGGCAGTCGTCTAGGCTAATTACATATGTCTGCCAAACCTTGCCTTTAGAAACTTTGAAGTTAAAAGATACGTCCGGCCATTTTACGGAAAAAACCTTTTCATAATTTTCTTCAATATGGGTTAAGACACTACTAAATATATTATAGTTATCTGTGTCTTTTGGAATATCTAAGTTTAATGTTTTCTTTCGCAACGTAATTTCATTGCCTCTAATGTCCGTTAATTCAATTGTGAATCTCATTTTTTATTCTCATTGTGTTTTCTAGTATTTCTTTTGTTTCTTCATTTAATTTTGTACTAGCATCAAGTACTTCAATTGATTCATCTAAAGTTTTACTAGCCTTATCATTTGACTTTTCAGCTTCTTTAAGAAGTACTACTGCTATTATTATAAAAACAAATCCAATAATTAGTGTTAAGTCTTCTATAATCATTTTAAAAATTCTCCTTAATCGAAAACATCATTATAGTATACGCTGAAAAAACAAATGCATATACAGATGGCTTAACAATGTGCAATGCATTTTCCATAGTAAGACCAATTGCGATAAAAAATACCATGTAAGACAATATAAATAATATTTTGTTTTTCATTTTTTAATTTCTCCTTTAATATCTTCATAATTACAAGTTATTATAAAGTCATTTCCTTCATCTGTCAGCTTCATAAAATATTCACATGCTTCAGTACATCTATTCGGTATTTCATTGATGTCTTCCTGGTTTTTTCCAATATTATACGGACATCTAAAACCACCGTCAATACTTACTTGTGCTATATTAGTTCTTATTTCTTTCATTTTCTTTCTCCTTATATCCTAAAAATGCGGCAAACTTATCTATTATAAAAAAGAATAGTATAAAAAAATGTACAATCAAGAAAAAACACCAAAGCAAACTTTTAAATAAAAGCAATACCTCATGCGGGACGTAAAAATATGCAAACCCAGTCAGCCCTAGTATAGGAGAGTAAAGAACCGTGTTCACAAATGTATCTCCAATTTTAACTGGGTATCTCCCGTAATTAACAGTTGCGTTATTATTTAATGCTATTATGCTAGAACCGCCTCTATCTGTAGTAACATTAATAACAGTATATTTTTTTCCATTATACTCTTTATAAATATTATACTCTTCTATTTTAAAAGAAATAAGGAATGCGAGGATTGCAATATAAGCAATTGCTGCAACTGCAAGTCTTCTTTTTAGATACTTGCTCATTTTATTTTTCCTCTTTTTTTAGGTTCAACATGTTCTCTGGTGTCTAGAATATTTTTTATAGCTTGGTATTTAGACTTATATCGTTCATTCCAATCTTTTTTGCGTTTACAATCCTCGCATTCACAATCCCACACATAATCCTCCAACCCAGTTAAAAAAGGAGTTCGGAAGTACTTTTTCTTATAAGTTAAAAGCCTTTTAGTTGATAAAGCTTTTAAAGCTTTAATAGAGAGTTCAATATCAGGAAAGCTCAATCTCATTTTAAAATTTCTCCTTCAATATCTTCAAATCTTGCTTTCATTTTCTCGATAGATTCTGCTGGCACATCATGAATAGAACCATAATCACTTGTCATTCTAAAAATTGTTACTTGATAACCTAACTTTTCAGCAAGTTCTAGATAAGACTCCATTTCCCATTTCTGGGTAAAAGTATTAGACACTATAACACCTTTACTTTGTTTCATCATTTCCATTGCAGTCTTTTTGCACCACTCATGGGCATTTTTAATCCTAGAGCCATCAAAGTCATAATGTCCATCTACATCTTCAAAGTACATATCAGCTTCTAGATGGACATAACCCTCCATTTCCAATTGGTACGTCAAATTTGCTTTAACAAACGTGGATTTTCCAGAGCCAGGCGTTCCGCGCACGAGAATGAGATGTTTCATTATTTTTCTCCTTTATTATCAGCCTTAAAGTCAAATGTCATTATAATCATATCTACAGGAACATGTTTAATACATTCGTATTTAACTACATTTCCCTTGATAGACAGTTTATCTTTTACTATATTCTTTCTGCCTGCAAAGCTTCTACAAATCTCTAACCAACCAATGAAGTTATCGTGAACTACGCTGAATGGATTCATGTTTTAGCCTTATTCTTAATTTCTTTTGAAATTTCTTCGCACAAACCCTCTACTGCTTCCTTACTATGTAAGCATACCATGTCTGTTGTTTCGAAAGTAGGCAGTGCCATTACAACTGGTTTTCTGATAATAAACCTTATAAGTTCTTCTATCTTTACTAATAGCTTAAAATACCATGTATTATGTTTATCACACCTAGGTATAATATTGTACACCCACCACCAAGCCATAGGTCTAATTTTACGAGGTTTTACTTCTATGGTTTCGCTTTTGATTGTTAATTGTATTTCTTGTTCCATATCGTTTTTCTTGTACATAATAATTCCTTTCCCCTTAAAATGTGTTTGTCGTTATAAGCTTTTTACAATAATCTGAAAAGGGTTTTTCGTATACTACCTTTGGAATATATGGGCAGTATATAACTGGGTCTTCAAATTCTCTAATAGCTTTAAACCCTCGATAAATAACCTTATCATCTTCTGGGTCTAAGATGAAATATAAAACTCCTTCTTTTTTGTCTAATGGCTCTTTAAAACGAAGTAACTCTTTTTCAATAAAAGGCCACCACTTCTCTTCAAATTTCTCTTTGTAGTTTTCTGAGGTAACTTCTATTGGTTTATATCCTATTGGCTCTTTTTGCATTATATTAATCCTTTTTCAATAACTTATCAATAAGGTTTTGTGTGACACGATCATAAAATCTATTTAAAGCCTTTTCTTCTTCTGTAAGTGTAGGTTGTCTTAATTTTGGTTCTTCATATCTTGGAGAATGAGGCACACTAACAACTAAGCCCGAAAAAAATAAATAAATATCACACCTGTTAAGGGGTAATACTTGACAATGCGTTTTTTTGTTATCCCACCATTCTTTTAAAAGATAACTTGTATCAAACTCACTCATTAGTTAAACTCATGATACGAGCATAAAAGCAGCACTATAAAGGATAGACCTATAGAGAAAAAAGCAATGAAAAACCTATAGAACTCTCCAGCTCTATCTTGTAGTAGCATTGCCTGTAACTGCTTGCCGATATTAAAATCTAATGAAACTAAAATCATAAAAAGTAATAATATAAAAGTACCTATTAGTGTAGCTATGACAAATGTCGATAAGAATATCCCTATAAGTTTAAATATCTTTAAAATGACATTAATACACTTTTTCCAAAAAGGAGTTGGCTTATAAGGTCTACTAGACTCTAGCAGAATATCAAAATACTCGATTCCAATACGATTATATTCTTTCTGTTCTTCTTCTGTTTTTATTTGACTCACACATTACTCCTACGCCTATTTTACCATGATATATGATTTTTGTCAACCTTCTTTTATGTATTTTTCAGTTAAATCTATAAGATATTTATTTATTTTATCAAAATCAGATCTTTCTGGAAGCGTAGAGTTTTGCTCAACTTCTTGGAATTTCTTAAATAAGACATCGCAGATTTCCATTACTTCTTCAAAAGTATATATCCCTGTTTTAGTATTAAGAATAACTTTTCTATGTTCTTCAATCATAGGCAATTGAATAGTTTTCGTTTCTGCTAGTTCTAGTCCCTGATACAGTAGGCGAAGTAGATGCCCGGCGAACTTGCACTCAAATCCATACTTCCGAATATTATCTGCCCTAGATCCATAAGCATCTATTTCTTTTTTAAGATGGTCTCTTACTTGCTGCATTGGTTGTTTCACCATATAGGCTCTATTCTCACCTACTTTATTTTTAAATGCGCCGTAGTGTAAGCCAGATAAAACTTGAACATCATATTCAGTCAAAGTATCATTTGAAATAGATGTGACATAATCATAGGAATTCTTTAAAGCATTAAATCTTTCTGTTTTTGTTTTAAGTAACTTTCTTTGCTCATTGCTATAACCAAAGTATGATTTAAACAAATTCTTAGTTATAAACATATCCTTCATACTTTGAATTTCAAAGTATAGGTCGGAGGTAAACAGCCTTTTCGACTCAGGAACAAAGAATAGTTCAAGAATATTTGGATTTGCTTTCATCGCTAATTCAAAAAATCTATGGATAGAATACATAGTTGAGTCAATATCCTCTTTGCTATTTGCTGAGTAATTATCCCCTGTAGATGCTTGATATTCATCTCCCCTTGTAAGACCAAATAGCTCATTTTTAGATTTCATGAATAAACCGCAGTAATCCGTATCGGACGAAGGGGTATCGGTCCCATAGAGTTTAGAGCCTGAGTAACATATCATTATTTTATTTGGTATGTTTTCAAACATTATTATATCCTTAGCTGCTAATTTTGTATATAGTTTTATCTTTTATTCCCAATACCTGGTCTTCCCTATTGACTAACTTATATTCAGATAAGCCAGAATTAGGTATAACTTTTACATCATTTTGAGACACTGACTGAGCAAAAATTTCTGCGGAGTCATCCCCATTGACTTTAAATACCACGCCCTTTGGTAAGCAAACAAAGTTTATACCACTATAGGATATATCCTTATTTATTCTAACAATTGGGTCTGTATATTCTTTTGAGAACTTAAAGATATATTCGTCGTACTTGCCTTGATAACTACTAATTATCACAAGTACAGTTTTATCGAACTTAGCATCTACTATTTGACCTTTAATATCTTTTAAAGGTAACTGCATATGCGTTTTCTTATTAGGAAAAAAAGATAATACAGGAGTTCCTAGTAGATTTTGAATAGCACATCCTGTATAAAATGTGGTTGCATTAGGTAGTACAGATGCTACAGGGTATAAAACAGGATAGGTTGCTGTTAGGTCAGTAATTTCTACTATTTGCTCCCCTATAAGTACATATACTCTTCCCTCGTAATTCAGGATGTTCTTTACTGCGCCACTATAAGTCCCTTTGATAGTTTTTAATTTATTGATATAATGTAGCTCTCTATTTTTTAATTCAACATAGAAAAACTCTTTGCCATTATCTAATATTGAAACTATCCCCTCTAAATCTATAGAATCTACATAGGTTTTAGAGGAAGTATAGACAATCTCCACTGCTCCAATTTTCTTGTAATTAACAATATCCGAGTCTTTACTAATATATTGATCAATCTTAAAAACACAAACGGTATCAATATGTTTTTGAATAACCACTACCGATCCCACTTGGTCTATCATGTTTGGGTCTAATCTCTTACCTTGCTCGAAGATAGCATGGAACCAACCTTTATAGTTCTGAGGAATCATATTGAGATCCGCCACAGGGGGCACTGAAACTTCTGCATTTAATACCGACAAGTTTTTTAGCATCCTGTCATTGATATCTTTTACTGTTGGGTGCTTCCCCTTATAAGGATGTATGCCAGTTAACATCTGAAATGCTAATACAGCATAGGAAAACCAATCTGTTTCTTTTGAAAACTGTTTGGCATGTCTATCTCTAATACTATCCATAATAGCCGTAGCAGGGTACGTCTTGGTTTGATAAGAATCTACATCAATTGCATATAATTTCTTAAAAGACGAATCTAATAGAAAATTGAGTTCATTCATGTCTACTATAAGGATGTTATTAGAGTGACAATTATTCATTATAACCTGTAACTGCTTCATAAGATTTACAATAGTGTCTGCTTTTATTTGATTTCTCACTTTAAAAGCTTTTGTAAATATTTGACACAAAGCAGTAGTATCTGTCACATAATTCATAGTATACCCAACTGCTTTCGTACCCTCATAAATGATGTCTTCTGGTTTAATAATACTTGGCTCTTTTAATACCGCCAACTCTTTAATCTTATCGGTAGGAATCATTTTATTGGGGTCTATATATAGTTTATAGGCTACCCCATCTTTTGCATAGATATGACCTTCCCCGCCGGAAGCGACAAAGTTATTTTTTGTTAAATCAATGTGTCTGTTTTTAACTGTTACTTGCATTTGTTATTTCCTTTGGAAATATGATAGAGGATATTGATATATCATCGTAATGTGTAATGTTATTTTTCTTACATTCTTTCAAGAACTTATTCATCGTTCTCTGAGTAACCCCAGATGTGAGTAGTTTAAAATCATTCATCTTTTTCACAATAGTAATTGGGTCGATAGGATTATTCTCTGCATCTAAGAAAGAAAAAACTCCGTCAGACATTACAGATACATATTCTACAGACCCCTTGGTAACATTATGACTGAAATGACACTCTAGAACGTCACGCTTGATATTTGAAATTTCAAGCCCACCAGCTTGCGTTAATATACTATGTAAAGTGTAGGAACTCTTATTTAAAATATCTACCTTTGCTTTACGGTTTAAATCATATGAGTATATTGGATAATACGGGTACCCCGATTCATAAGAGAGCAAAAATAGTTGGGAGTCTCCGTCAATGTATTTTATATAAACGGCACCATCTCCTATAGCTTTAATACATATTTCTCTACCTAGCTCCAAAGCATACAAAAGAGTAGCATCTATAGGAGTTGTTCCATCTGTATTTTTAATCCCGAAATCTCGTTCTACTATATCTAATGCAGTTTTTACAGTTTGGACAATACTTAGGTCGCCTCGGTCAATCGTAAGATTATTTTTTAAAACATTTGCCAACACCATGGAACCTATATGGGTGTTCCCTGACCCCGAGCATCCGTCTGATATAATCGCTATACCATTTCCTGACGTAGCATGGTCTTCACAAAAGACGTGGGTATTTCCTTTGGCAAAATAAAAATCTGTAAACATGGTGAACCACCTATTGAATTTTTTTGTAGCTAAGGTACACACCTGGATAGGTGCATACCTTAATTGTTAAATGCTTAGACTAATTGGCTTTGAAGCTCCGCCTGATCCAAGCGATTGGCTTTGAGCACTGATTGACTTACTAACAAACTGAGCGAGTTTTGCAAGTGTATTCGCATTTGCATTATCGATCTTTTCGTATTGAGAAAACTCTGCTTCTGTTTTGAAGTCAGTAAGAAACTTATCAACATCTACGTCAGAGGTATTCACCCCGATTAGAATTGTTAGAATAGATTCCAAACTGGTCTCTTCTTTTTGAACTTGTTTAATGAGTTTTGCAACTTCTTTAGATGTATTTGTTGATTGATTATCATCACCATCTGTGATAACAAATACAATACCATTTACATCGAAATCTTGTGCTGTAAGCTCTGCGCCATATTGTCTTGTTGCCTCGATACCATTGATTGTTGCATCAAACAACGCAGTCATACCGTAAGGTTTAACAGCATCTTGGTAATCTGACAAATTACACTCGGAGAGCAGTTTGAACCCGTGCTGTTCTGTAACATCTGCATTGAATGAAACGAGTCGGATCATAAGATTATCGGCTCTTGGGGATTTTTGACAAGATTTAACAACTTCTTGAATCGCTTTTACAAGGTCATCTCGGAATGAACTTACGGAACCAGATACGTCTACTACTAGAGTAACTAAAGTGTATTCCGAACTACCAAGATTTACTAATTTTGTTTTACTGAATTGAAAGCCCCCTGTTTTAACTGCGGGGGTAACTTCCATTGTGTCTGTATTGAATCTCATGTTAATGCTCCTGTATTATTTAAGGAATTCGTTTGTTGTGGATAACTTCATACCGCGAGCAACCATGCTGTTGATGAAGTCATCTTGGTCTTTCTCGAAACCTGTTACAGGGCTAGTTGCGTCAGTAAGAAGGGTTACTTTACTTACATATTTGTCTCCGCCTAGAGCATCAACAATATCAATAAGAGTAAACTTCAAACAATGACTTCCTGCTTCCCCTGCGATAACAAGGTTGTCCACAGCCTCTAAACTTTCAGTAAGGGTAGTATTAAGCTGTGTGCTTAGGTCCGCTGGATCGGGAACTTCTGCTTTAACTGCTGAATAATGTTCTGTAAGGAAATTGCTCCCTTTTGTAACATAGTCAACATTTGCCACATATTTATCGCCCCAGGTAAGAAGAGATGTATATAGGTCTGATACAATTTGTGTTCCCCAACTTCCAATAAGGCAATGAGCTGGCCATACACATAATAGATAACGTCCGTTATCTTTAAGAGCCTTAGTGTAAGATAGCGCATATTTAGAGAAAGAAGGTATCGTTGGCATCCATGTCCCATTTGCAACATCATCATAAGAGATGATTGTAAACGGATTCGGTTTTTGTCCAGAGGAATTTTTCCAAAACCCTGGGTGGGCGATGTCAAGTAAGTGATGGCTGTCTAAAGTAACGTGAATGTCCGTTAGTTTAGCACCAACTCGGTCAATCATTTTTGCAAGTCGAGACATATCTTTGTCTGCACCTGCAACAAAAAGCGCACCTTTAGAGTCACAGAAGTCATTCTGTGGGTCGATGATAAGTAATTGTGTGTTTTGCATATATTATCCTGTTAGTTTTTTTTTAGGAAGCTTATTATACCATGATTGTATAAAAAAAGCAAGTCCTTATTCCGAATTATCTAAAAAATTTTCTATTTTTTTTCTTCGCCTTTTTATTTAGTTTTAGTATAAACTGTTTCTAAAAAGAATATACTAGAAGACGGCTCACTTAGAGGTTGCGGCACTATTGATTCTGTATTACATAACGGGATAGAAATTTTATTTGATGAAGAAATTTTACTCTGATATTTCTTTTTCTCATCTCTTTCTCTCTCTTTTTGTTCTTCAGTTATCTCAATATAGCAAGATTTAAACCCAGGGAACTTGCCTGTATCTCCCTCCATTCTCCAACATCTTTCCCAATCCCAGTCAGTCTCTGAAACAGTTTTATTATAATGAATAGTACGGAAATTAAAAGGATGAATCCAAAACTTATGTTCTTCCTCTCCTGAACATTGATAGCAAGAGTTCCCATCCATAACCATACGGTATGACCATATATGTTTAAGTTTTTCATTGCATATCGGGCAGTGCAAATAAGTATCTTCTTCTTCTACTTTTCTCTTTTGTGCTTCTAAAATGCTAATTGCCATCTAAATCTCCTGATTTTAATGCGGAAACTTCAGTGCAAGACATACAGTTACCGTCTTTGTCTTTTCTTAGTGGTTGCTCACACTTTGAACACTCTTGGTATGGGATAACCTCCTTAAAATAAAGGTTATCTTCCCATTCCCCGAAATAATCTTGAGTGTGGTCATACCTTACCTCAACCAAATAGACACCGACAGCTAATTTGTAATAAAAACCCATCCCATCCATATCCTCTTGTAGCTCATCAAACACATAATCATTATGACATTTATCTATATTGAGTATCTGAAGTAAATGAGCTTCTAGATTACAGTCTATAGCAATAAGACAAAATGGGTGCTCGGTCCCAGGAATATAATCCTCTTCTTGTTCCCTTACTTCCATTTGCATTAGCTTTAGCATTCTTCTTGTCCATTATCTGTATCAACTACACCTGCTTCCTTATCAAGATATTCATGAAACCATCTTCTAGCTTCTTTAGAGATATGCCCGTTGACGCTTTTAGGCTCAAGATTATTCTTAATAAGCGTATCCATTTCTTCTTTCATAACATCATTTACAACCCATCTCAAGAAGTCGCCTGTTTTCTCCACTACAGGAGGTTCATTTGCAAATACAATAGAAATACCCTGCATAAGTCTATTCTCTGTTACAGCATATTCAACAAACTCTTTTATACCTTCCATTTTCTCTACATCAACAGCGGATAAAGTCGTAACACGGGAACTACTATGCTTCTCTCCCTTCGTTTTGAAAATTATACGGTTATCACCTAAATATGTCTCCCATACAATTCCTTCTCCAACACCCTCTACCCCAAAAGCTTTTCCAACGGGGCATTGAGTTTCTACTTCTTCTACATACTCAATCATTTTCTTTTGAGCAATATGTGGGTTCTCAAAGTCGATGTCTATTTCATATGTTTTAAAAGAAAGAATATTGTAGATGTTATGCTCTTTAAGGTCATTAAAATAAGACGCATCAAACTCTTTAAGCCACTTCCCTTCCGTCTCGTTCTCTACAACATTTGATAATTTTACACCAAATACTACAAACATCTTATTAGGAAGTTGGGAAAGGGCTACTCCTTTTTGAATGCTTTGACCACACCATTCACCATAGATAGAGATAATATCTGCGTCTGTTTTTATAGTAGAAAACATATGTTTAAATACTTCTTTCTTGCTCTCTACAAAGAAAGCAAAACCGGCGTTATCTTTTTCAATAGTAATAATATTTTCTCTTGACTGCGCCCACATGTCGCCTGTTTTTGTATTAAAACACACCCCTGAATTCGTACCATGGAGTTTGACTGTTCCTCTAAACTTAATAATAGGCAACTTTATAGTTCTATCATACCCTTTCTCTTTATCTACGAATTGAACCCTATCAGATACGGCTCGAATTGTTTGTCTAAATTGTTGTGTCTCTGGGTAACTAATTAATTTTTTCATAATTTTTCCTTTTAAACATTAAAATACTGTTCAAACTCTTTATTACCATACTGATTCATAGTCATATCAATTACTTCTTGAATACTATATTTTTTCTTAACTTTTTTATCTTGTAAGAACATTTTAACACCTGTTTCACAAGCACCTGTTATTACTCTATAGCATTCTATCATCTCTTCTAAACATAAAGTATCTGATAACTTCAGTTTACCATACTTACTTTTATCTCTATCAGTTATTTTATAAATAAGATTATTCTTTGCTTCTTTAATGGTATCTCCATGTGCATGTGTAGAACCATTAGTTACTATATAAAATACCTTCTCTCTATTTATTTCTTTTACTTTATATACATTACCCTTTTTGGATATAACTTCTGTAAACATACCATCTACTTTTATATACTTACCTGATTGCCATGTAAATATATAACTACTAGGTATGTTTTGTATTCTTTTACTTTCATTTTTTAGGTCTAAAGATCCTCCAACAGTAGGATTAAATCCTTCGGGTATAGAGGTTAAAGAATCTAGGTTTAAAGATCCTCCAACGGTAGGATTAAATCCTTCGGGTATAGAAGTTAAAGAACTTAGGCCTAAATATCCTCCAACGGTAGGATTAAATCCTTCGGGTATAGAGGTTAAAGAATATAGGTTTAAAGATCCTCCAACAGTAGGATTAAATCCTTCGGGTATAGAAGTTAAAGAACTTAGGTTTAAAGATCCTCCAACGGTAGGATTAAATCCTTCGGGTATAGAGGTTAAAGACCTTAGGTCTAAATATCCTCCAGCGGTAGGATTAAATCCTTCGGGTATAGAGGTTAAAGAACTTAGGTCTAAATATCCTCCAA